CGAGGCCCTCACCGCAGCCGAGGTTGCTGTTCAGGGGAGGCCACGGTGAGGCTGGTCGCTCCGGCGGCCTCGCTGTCCGCCCCCGAACGGTACGCCGAGGCCACCGTCCGTCTGCAGCACACCCAGGCCACCCTGGGGGTGTCCGGGCCTGCCCCCCGGCTCACGTTCGAAGAGGCCGCGCGGCGCCTAACTACCCTCAAGCACGACCTGGACGCGCAGGCCTCCCGGCACGATGACTGACGTCGCGCTCGCCGTGCTGGCAGTGGTCAGCATGGCCCTGTCGGTCCCTGCCGGCGTGTCCGTCCTGGTGGATGCGCTCCGCACGCGACGTGCCGTTCGGATGCTGCCTGCCCCCAACGGACGCGCGGTCGTGGCACGCCACTACATGCGCTCCGCCGTGTTCCGGCTCGGCATCCTGCTCACCGCTCTGGCGAAGGGCATCGTCCTGCTGGTGGTGCTACTGCCCCTCGAAGCTCCCCTCGGGCCGGCTGCTCGACTGTTCGTCGCCGCGCTGACACTGCAGCACCTGTTCGTCGCCGCGGATGCGTGGATGCTCGCCTGCGAACGACGTGCCCTGTTTCGACTTGCGGGAAGGTAGGCTGCTCTCCGTCGAAGGAGCCCCGATGGACGAGCCACGCGACACCGGCGACCTCGCCGAGGTCGACCCCGCCCTCCGCATCGACGTGGATGGCGGCGAGGGGTCGGACGCCTCGGACGACGAGCTCGAGCCCGGCGCGGTCGCTGCGGCCTACGCCGACCCTGGCGCGGTCGTCGAGGAGGACCTGACGTGAGGACGTTCCCCGGCGTGTCCACCCAGGTCCGGTTCGAGCAGATGCCGTCGTGGCAGCGATGCACCGCCTGCTCCGGTGGTCCCGCCCCAGGAGCGGCCGCGATGATGGCCTACTGGCTCGAGGAGTTCGAGCCGCTGGCCCGGTCGCTCGGCATCTACGCATGCCGCGAGGTCCGTGGTGCGTCGTCGCTGTCGATGCACGCCTGCGGCCGCGCGACCGACCTCGCGGTCCCTGTTGACGCCGCCGGCCATGCCGTGGCCTACGAGTTCCTGCGCCGCGTCGCCAACCATCCGTCCCGCCTCGGCGTGCAGTACGTCATCTTCAACCGAACCCACTGGTCCGCGGTTCGTGACCCCGCCGGCGAGCCCTACCGCGGCGTCCATCCGCACTACGACCACATCCACCTCGAGCTCACGCCTGCTGCGGCGTCGAAGCTCACGCTGGCGACCATCCGCGAGGTGCTCGGGTCGTCCGTGACCGTCCCTGTCCCGCCGCCATCGCCCGAGGGGGTGCTCGACGTGCTGCCCGTCCTGAACTTCAGCCGCGTGACCCGGAGCTCGTCGACGTGGGTCGGCTCCCGCGCGAAGCCGAACAACAACGTCCGTGCTCTGCAGGGCCTGCTCGCCGCCCTCGGGGCCTACAGCGGGAACCTCGACGGCATCGGTGGCCCGCTGACCAAGGCCGCGGTTGGCACCGTCCAGGCCCGGTTCGCCACCGGCCGGCCCTCGAGCCCGTCCGTGCCCGACTACGTCGTGGGCGACAAGACCTGGCGCGCAGCCCTCCGCGTTCAGTAGGCCTGGACTGGACCGGCCCGGTCGTGGTAAGGTGCAGGTGTACGACACCGCCCCCGACCGACTGGAGCCGTCATGGCTGCCGACCCAACCGTCAAGATTCACCCTGAGCTGCGTCCCATCGTCCGCCAGCAGGAGAAGCTCTACAAGCTGCGGCAGGCCGTCAAGGACGAGACCCGGGTCCTCGCGGAGATGCTGGCCGCGACCCGCGATTCGGACGAGCGCGACGTGAACCCGACCGCCGCTGCCCGCGCCCTCGGCTACACCAAGGGCTGGGCCCACGAGCTGCTCCGCAAGCTCGACGACGGGAAGCTGTAGGGCATGCGCGCCGCAGAGGCCCGCGCGCTCACCTCGTCCGGCATCGCCCAGGTCGCCCTGTCCGCCGAGGCCACGTTCGTGGTCAACGTGGAGGGGCGACCTGTCGGGTTCGTGATGAAGGTCGCTGACGGCTGGCTTGCTGTCACCCGTTCCGGCGTCGAGGTCGCCCGTGGCGTGTCGCGCCGCCATGCCGCTGTCCGGCGTCTGCTCATGTACTTCGACTACCACGCCCTGCTCGCCCCGGGAGGACCACCCGATGATTGACAACGACGTCCTGCGCCCTCGCATCCCTCGCCTCGGCACCGTGACCTGCGGCCGCGGGGTCGAGGCCACCTCGCGCCAAGGGAAGCCGTACTCGCGGCCGACCCGGTCCGAGACGCTGGTGTTCCACACCGACGACCCGGAGGTGGCGAACGCCGTCCAGGTCAAGTTCGGTGGCGACATCGTGTCCGATTCCCTCACCTGGGAGTACGACGTGGTGTCCGATGTCCGGTCCGCGGAGGTGCTCACCATCCCGGCCGGGTTCCGGCAGGCCCTCGAGCTCTGGCGCGCTGCCGAGTGCGTCCGCCGATGCGACGGGGTCACCATGTCGACCCTGGACGGCCGCCCGACCGACCGGCCGTGCCTGTGCGCCGAGGAGATGGCGAAGGGCGCTGAGCGGTCCTGTCGGCCTCACAGCACCATGCCCATCCTCATCGAGCTCGACGTGGAGCGGTTCGGTATCTGGGAGCTCCGCTCGAACGCCTGGGGCACCGCCGCGTCGCTGAAGGGGGTCGTGGCCGCGCTCACCATGGTCGGCGCCTCGCAGGCCGCTGTCCCTGCCCGGCTCACGATGGTGGACCGCACCGTCCGCGACGGCCGTGGGAAGGTCCACGAGGTCACCGAGTTCCAGCTCGCCATCGCCAACAGCCAGGCCTCGCTCGAGGCCCTCGCTGCCCGGTCCGGCGAAGCCCTCGGGACCCCGGCGCTGGCGCAGCTCGGCACCGGCGACGAGCAGGAGCGGCTCGCCCTGCTCGAGCGCTGGGCCAACATGCAGGTCGACGCGCACCGCCTCGGGCTGCGCGAGTTCCTGGTGGGGGAGTGGAGGTCCCGGTTCCCCGGCCGCAGCGAGGTCGAGGCCCTCGAGCTCGAGGACCTGCACGCCTGGCTGGACCTGGTGGCCTCGACCATCGCCGAAGCCGAAACGCAGCTACGAGGCGAGGGCGAGCCGAGCTAGCGTTCGCCGACGGGGCCCCCGCGCCCGACCAAACGCGGAGGCCCCGGAACGCTCGAGGCGTCCCTCGGCGCACCGCGGAATCTAGCGCGGCCCCGGACGCCCACCTCACCAACCGGAGGCACCGTGTCCATCGAAGCGACCGCGTGGGCGCTGCACCAGCGCTGCCCCACCCCGACCGCGAAGCTCGTGCTGCTCGGCCTCGCCAACCACGCCCATGCCGACGGCACCGGCGCCTGGCCGTCCGTGGAGACCCTGTCCGGCTACGCCGACTGCGACCGGCGCACCGTCCAGCGGTCCCTGCGCGCCCTCGAGAAGGACGGGCTCGTCGCCCGGTCCGGCTGGCAGCCTGAGCACATCGACAAGGCTCGTCGTCCCGTCTGCTACGACCTGCCGCTGGGGCGACAAATTGCCGCCCCGGATGAGGAGGAGGGGCGACCTGGGCGCCGCCCCGGGGGCGACACTGGCGCCGCCCAAACCGTCCATGAACCGTCCAAAGACCTAACCCCTAAGACCTCTAGTCCGTCGTCCTCGCCCGACGGGTTCGACTGGTCCCCGGATGTCAGGGACCTCACCCGCGAGTTCGCGCAGCTCGTGCGGTCCAACGGTCATCCGCTGCCGTCGAAGGGGACCCAGGCCATCCAGGCCTGGTATCAAGCCTTCGACCGGCTGCTCCGCATCGGCCCTCCCGGCGACACCGGCGACGCTGACCCGCCCGGCGTCGACGAGGTCCGGTCCGTGATGCTGCACGCCATGCGCGACGTCCGCGGGGGTCCCGGGTTCCCCGGCTGGGGTGTGGTCATCCGTTCCGCGCCGAAGTTCCGGGAGCAGTACTCAAGGCTCCGCCTCGAGGCCTCCCGCCACCAACGGTCGTCGCTGGCTGCTACCTATGACGACGTGGCGGCCGAGCTCGAGCGGAGGGGCCTGTGAAGCAGTCCGAGTGGGTTCGCATCGTCGGGCTCTGGGCCGGCCTCTGGCCGCACCGTCCCCTTCCCCCCGAGTCCGTGGAGCCGTGGTACGGCCTGCTCGCCGACCTCGAGGCCGACGAGGTCCGCGCCGCCCTGCTGTCCTGGGCGTCCGACCCGTCCCGCTCATGGCCGCCTCAGAGCCCCGGAGAGCTTCGCGGGACCCTCGGGGATACCGAGGCCTGGGCGGAAGCCCTCGGGACGCTGAGCCGGGCCGTGCGCCGCTACGGGGCCGTCTGGGGCCGACCCGACACGCTGGACCCGCGGCTGGTGGCCTACGTCGAGTCGATGGGCGGATGGGCGAACCTCTGCCGCAGCTTCGACCCGTCTGACCCAGCGACCCGCGCGCAGTTCCGTGACTACTGGCAGACCGTCACCGCTCGCGCCACCCGTGACGCCGCCGCCGAGCTCGTGCGCGGCTCCCTTCCCGCCCTCGACCAAGGACCGTCCGATGGACCGCGCCATCCCCTCACCTGACCCCGACCAGCTCGCCGAGGACGACCGTGACGTCGCCGAGCTGCTCGCCCGCATCGAGGACCGCGACCTCGTGTCCGGTTGGGTCTGGCCCCACCTCACCGAAACCCTCAACCACCTGTCCGGCCTCGGGCCCGCCCTGTCCCGCCTCCGCGTCAGCTACCTCAAGGCCGTCGCCCACTACGGCGACCGCATGTTCGACCGGGTCGTGTCGACGCTGTCGATGCTCAACGAGGAGCAGGCCCTGCCCACCGTCCCGTGCCCGTGCGGGGTCGACATCCCCGGCGCTCGACCCCAGCGCCGCGACGGCCGCGACATCGTCCTCGTGGTCTGCCCGTCCTGCCTCCGCGACGTCGCCGTCTACGACGGCACGCCCTGGGCCGAACCAACGATGCGCGCCCGCATGTAGAACAGCCCCCCTTGACCGCCCCGCCGCGCTCGCGTAGGGTGCGGCTACACCACCGGGAGGACCACCGTGACCAACAAGCCCCGTGTCGAGGCTGCCGTCCGCCTCGCCGCCGCCCACGTCGCTCTGCAGAATGCCGGCGACCTGCCGGACTGGCGCGCGATGGGGCACGCTGACCAGTTCGAGGCTGCCTGCCGCGACCGCGGCCTCGACCTGTCCGACCTCGACGTGCTCATCGTCTGCGGCGCTCTGCTCGAGGCCATCGTCCACGTCAACACCAAGGCGAACATCGGCCTCGCGGTGGCCGGGTTCACCGTGTCGGAGCTCATCCACGCCGAGGTTCACCCGTGAAGGCCGCCATCCGCATCGTCGGCATGGTGGCCGGGGGTCGCGAGCACCTCGCGGCCGGCGTCGACGTGGGCGACCCTGCCCTGCTCGTGCCCGAGCCCGACAATCCCCACGACCCGAACGCCGTCCGTGTTCACATCGCCCCGTTCGAAGCGCTCCGTCAGCCCTACCGGGTGTCCTCATCCATCACCGACCCTGACCGGGTCGGCAGCATCGACGACGAGGACCTCCCCCTGCTGCTCGAGCGCCACGTCGGCTACGTCCCGCGCGACTTCGCCGCCCAGCTCGAGGTCCCGGCCGGAGGCATCGTCGGCTACGTGTCCCGCATCCGCCACGCCCCACCGGAGTACCTGTCCGGTGGCCGTCCGGCCCCGCCTCGCGTCGTCGGGTTCGACGTCACCGCCTGGTGGCCGATGCGGACCGACGCTGGCGAGGAATGGGCCGTCGCCGAGGAGGTCGCCACATGACCGTTCACCGTCCCCACCCCATCAGCGGACCCTGGCCGTTCGCCGTCGCCACCGACCAGGTGTTCGGCCGCTACGGAGAGCCCGGCTGCCGCATCGCCCTGGTCGACCGGGTCCCCGAGCGCGATTCGCTCATCTACGACGACCCGGAGGACGCGCTGCTGTTCGACGCCTGCGACCGCTGCGCCCAGCACGCCTCCGCGGAAGGGTTCGGCACGCTCGACGAGGTCAAGTTCGGCGAGCTCTGGTCCCGGATGGTCCAGGTCGAACGCAACGACGGCTACTACCGCACCGCCACCGAGGCCGCCGCCTGCCGCCGCATGTACGAGATGGCCTGCGTCCTCGAGCGCGCCACCCAGCGCGCCATCAACCCCTGGTCGTGGCCGCTGCTGCTCCGCGCCGACAACGGGTTCGAGTTCGCCCTCACCAGCGGCGTCATCCTCAACGTGTCCGCCGTCGACATGCACGGTTCCGTCTGGCGCCCCAGCGGCCTGTCCCTGGACAACGACGATGACTGACCGGCTCCCGCCTCCCTCCCGTCCCGCCCTGCTCGAGAAGCACGGCTCGACCGGCAGAACCTGGCTGCTCAACACCGGCCGGCGTCGCGTCGCCGTGGGCGTCCTGTCCCGAGGCATCCTCACCAAGCGGTTCGACCCGTCCCGGCACGCCTGGCGCACCTCCCCCGGCGTCGGCGTCAACCTCGAGGTCATCCAGACCTGCGACCAGCACGCCGTTCCCCCCCGGGAGCTCGTGCTGCTCGCTGGACCCAACACCGCCCGGGTCCCGTGGGACGTCGTCCGCGCCTACGCCGCCGACGTCCTCAAGAACGGCGCCCGGTCCCCGTACCTCATCCGCGCCGACGTCGACCGGCAGGTCCTCATCCCGTGGTCCGCGTTCGACGGCCGCGACGCAGGTCCTGCCCCGCCCCCCGCGGAGCCGCTCTCCCTGTTCGACCCACCCAAGGAGCACAGATGAACCTGCCAGAGCACGGTGGCCGGGTCCCCTCCGGCCACCACATCGCGTTCAGCGGAAAGGACGACGGCTGGCGTGGCGACGACCCGCTGCCCGTCGACGAGCCGATGGTCCTCATGGTCCGCGGCCGTGTCACCGGCGACGCGTTCAAGGTCAACGCGTTCGGCGTGATGAACCTGGTCCAGAGTTTCAAGGTGTCCGACGCAATCCTGGCCTCGGAGGAGCTCGCCCGCGAGCTCGAGGCCGAGCTCAAGCGCCGTGCCGACGAAGAGGCCGGCCAGACCTCCCTCGACGACGACCTCGAAGGAACCGACGATGAGTGACCGCCCCGAAACCTCTGCTGTCCGTGACGCCGCCGCCCTCATCGGGGCTGCCGAGGAGCTGCTCGACCTCGCCCCCGACCCGAAGGAGGCTGCCACCTACATCGGCACCATCGCCGATGCGGCGAAGGCCCTCCGCGCGAACCACCTCGCCGACGCGCTCGAGCATGTCCACTACCGCGCTGGCCGCCTGGCTGACACCCGACCGTCGGGTTCGCTGCTCGAGCCGGTCATGTCCGGCTGGCCCGACCCGTCTAGCGACGAGGAAGAGCCGTCGTCTGAAGCTGCCGCCCGCGATGCCCGGCACGAGGCCGCCGTCGACGCCCTGGTCGACCCGGAGGAGCTCCGCGCCCGCGTCCACGGCGACAACTGATGGGACAGGACACCCGCCTCACCGTCGAGGTCCCCGTCACCGGCAACGGCTACGACGAGCTCGTCGCCAACGCCCACCGGGCCGCGGAGGCCCTGCTCGGCACCACCCGCGACTACTGGCTCGACCTCCGCTCCGGCGCCCCCCACGTCATCGCCCTGGACAACACCATCCTGTCCTGGGAGGCGACCGCCGTCATCGTCTACCCCGCCGACCCCCCCTTCTGATGTCGAACACCTCGAAGCTCGGGCCCGCCTCGGCGCTGCTCTGCGCCAGGTGCGGCCGCCGAGCCGAGTCATGGCAGCACCGCGTGTCCGCCGGCCGCGGTGGCCCCACCGACCTGTTCAACTGCGTCCCGCTCTGCGGCGACGGGGTCCGGGGCTGCCACGGCTGGGCCGAGGCCAACCCCAAGCTCGCCCAGGCCGTGTTCCTGGACATCCCCGGCCGGTTCGTCCGCGGCCGCTACGAAGGCCCCGACGAGCTGTACCGCTGGACCTACAATCGTGAGGTCTGGGAGCCCGGCGCCGCCGAATGGCGCCCCGCCGACGAGCACGACGTCCCGCCCTACCGCGACGCCCCGTGGAGCTGGCAATGACCTGGTCGCGCATCGTGACGTTCGCGTTCCTCGGCGCTGGCTTCGCGCTCATGCTCGGCGACCCGCCACCCGTCTGGTTCGTCGGGTTCGTGCTCGCCATGGCCGGCGTCACCCGCCTGTACGGGAGGCCTCCCCGATGAGCCCACCCGTCATCCTCGGCATCGACCCTGGCGCCCGCAACACCGGCCTGGTCGTCCGTCGACGCGAGGACCTGCTCGCCTGGGAGCTCGTGGTTCGCCCCACCGGCACCACCATGCCCGGTGGGGCCTACATCACCCAGGTCCGCCTCGCCTGCAACCGTGTCCTCAACGATGCCGGCCTCGACGCGTCCCTGCGCGACACCTACGTCGTCGGCATCGAGGCCGTCGCCTACTGGCCCGACCACGGCCCGACCCGCAAGAACCAGACCCACCTGTACGGCACCGCGATGGTCATCGGGTCCCTGCTCGCCCGCTGGCCGAACGCCATCGTCGTGGAGTCCGGCCGCGGTGTCGCCGACTACCACCCGCAGAGCTACCCCGAGCCCATCCGTCCCGCCTCGGGCTCGAAAGGCAAGGACCGCCTCCGCCACGTCCGGGCCGCGTGGGACCACAGCCACGCCGCCGAGACGCTCTGGCTCGCCGCCCATCGGGCTCGGCCGTGAGCAACGACTACGCCGAGGTCCGTCTGCCCCGCTCCCTGCTCCGCGAGGCCGCCGAGGACGCCCTGACCGTTCACCAAGACCGCTGCCTGCCCACCGACGACTGCGACTGCCTGTACCGCGCCACCTCGCTCCGCGTCGCCGCAGGCCTGGTCACCAGACGGGAGGACCCGCCCCATGGGCCAACGTGACCGCTCCGGCGGCTACCCATCGTCCGGACCCGTCGCCGACCTGGCCCCGCCCCCGTCCGGGCCTGCGCCCGGTGGCCGTCGCGTCGACGAGCAGCCGCGCACCGGCATCGACCCGCGTGTCATCGCTGCCGCCCTCGCCCCGCTGCAGGCACAGCGCCCTGAGCGGGCCTACCAGCCCGACACCGCCGCCTCGGCCTGGCCGCCCCGCACCCGTGGTCCCGTCCCCCCTCGCGAGCACCTGCCCGCCGACCTGAACATCTTCACCGCCCAGGACGAAATCGACGCGTGGGCCTGGGAGCACGACGGCGTCACCGAGGAGCTCGCCCAGGTCCGCGTCTGGCTCGCTGGCGACCCCGACGACCCCGAGGCCCCATCCATCGAGGGCGACCTCATCCTGGCCCGCGCCCGCGCCCGCCGCGAGGCACGCAAGAACCCCGTGGAGCGTGGCCGCCGCACCTCCGGCGACATCGACGCCGAGGTCGAGGAGGCCCTCGAGGTCGACGGCATCGCTGGCCGCCACCGTTCCCTGCTTGCCCTCGAGGAGACCCTGCTCGGCCGCCTGTTCAAGGCCAAGGACAACATCAACCGCATCCAGCGCTACATCGATTCCCTGCCTCGCCTGTCGGACCGCCCGTAGGCCCGCTAGGCTGGACGGTGGTCCAGGGTGGTGCCTGGGCCCCCGGCTGCCACGGTGGTCCCCGTGTCAGGCACGACGCCCTCGCTCTCCGGTTGCGAGGGCGTTCGTGCGTCTGGTGGGACTTGACTTCGCTCGGGTCGAGGCGTATGGTCCCACCACACCAGCTCGCGATGTCGCATCCAGATGGCATCGTGACCGTCTGCAGCCGACCGGCTGCCGACCGACCCGGGAGGGACCGATGAGCATCACCCGAGCACCTGCATCCGTGGGCGTCGTCAACGACGTCCCGCTGACCACCCGCAACGCCGACCTGGCCGACCTCGCCGCCATGCTGAAGGACCAGCAGTCCCGCAAGGTGGACGTGGTCGCTCCGGCCTCGGCCATCGAGTCCGTCGAGGGGCACTGGATGGTCGACGGCACCGAGCCCGTCCTGACCGCCTCCGGCGTCGACACGACCACCGGCAGCTTCCTGCCGACCGAGGTCGCTGACGAGGGCCTCGGCGAGAAGCTGGGCGTCCCTCGCCAGTACCTGCGCCGGCTCCGGTCCGAGCGCATCGACCTGTACGACGCCAACGTCAACGGCTGGCTGCACGGCCGCCCCGCCGTCGACGACGTTCCCGCCTCGGGCCCGGACCCGCGCAAGTTCATGGTGCGCACGTTCCGTGGCGATGGCGGGGTCGGGGTCGCTCGCGCGTTCCTGTCCGACCGCTACCGCATCGTCGACAACCTCGACGTGCTGATGGCCGCCCTCGAGGGGGTCCGCGCCTCCGGCGTCGACACCGAGGTCACCGCCTGCGACCTCACCGAGCGCCGCATGTACGTGAAGCTCGCCGCCCCCGACGTGCAGGTCCTCGCCCCCGACCTGCTCGGCGACTACCGCTCGCCGTTCGATGGCACCTCCGGCTCGGACGTCCCGGTCGTGTTCGCAGGGTTCGTCCTGCAGAACAGCGAGGTCGGGGCTGGCGCCTGGTCGCTCGTGCCCCGCATCACGTTCCGGGTCTGCGACAACGGCATGACCATCACCAAGGATGCGTTCCGGCACGTCCACCTCGGCGCGAAGCTCGACGAGGGCGTGGTGCGCTGGTCCGACGAAACGCAGCAGCGCAACCTCGAGCTGGTCACGTCGATGTCCCGCGATGCGGTGGCGACGTTCCTCAACGTCGACTACCTGCGCGGGGTCCTCGACCGACTGCGCGAGAAGGCCGGCAAGCCCGTCGAGGACGCTGCCGGCACCGTGGAGCGCGTGGTCCGCGAGGTCCGAATGACCGCCCACCAGGACGCCGTCCTCGAGCACTTCATCCGCGGTGGGTCGATGACCGCCGGGGGTGTCATGAACGCCGTCACGTCCGTGGCCCAGACCCTCGAGGACGCCGACGCTGCCGCTGATGTCGAAGCGGCCGCGTTCGACGCCCTGGTGTCCGCCGCCCGCTGACCGACCTGGGGCCCGGGACCGCCCGGGCCCCTCAACCACACCGGAGATAGCCATGTCCGCCCGCCCAACCACCCTGTCCGCCTCGCTGCGCCGCGCCGCCGACCTGCTCGACGCCCTCGAGCCCCGCTCTGACCAGCTCATCGTGTTCACCGGCTACGACCGCATCAGCTTGCTGCCGTCCTGGTCCGTCAATGACCCCGAGGAGCGGAAGGACCTCGCCGCGTTCGTGCTCCGCGCCATGCGCGATGTCCTCGGCGTCACCGTCGAGAAGAAGTTCGATGCCGGCGCCATCGAGCTCTCCGCCCCCCTCGACAACCTCGAGGTGTTCTACGGCGGTGGGTCCGTCTGCACCGCCCGCGTCGTCGGCACCAAGACCGTGACCAAGAAGGTCAAGGTCAGCGACCCGGTGTACGAGGAGGAGGAGGTCGAGGTCGACGACGTCGAGTGGGACTGCCCTGGCGCCCTGCTGGCCGACGCGTGACCGTCCTCTCCCTGCTCGCCGTGCTCGTGCCTGGCCTCGCCCTCGAGGACCAGCCGCGCATCGACCCGCCGAGGATGGACCGCCTCGAGGCCATCGTCCTGCTCGAGGACCGGCCGGCATGGGAGCCTCCCGCCTGGGAGCTCCCCGCCGTCTGGGCCGACCTGGCCGATTGCGAGTCCGGCGACTGGCTCGACCGCGGAGCGGCGTTCGTGCCCGGCTCCGCACGGTGGTCGTGGGCCGCCCCAGGGGACACGGTCCCCCCCTGGGGCACCCGCGTCCACCACGGGGGTCTGCAGTTCCACCCCGACACCTGGTCCTGGCTCGCGCCCGTCGCCCTGGCCAGCCCTCCCCGTTACGCCTATGACGCCACCATCGAGCAGCAGGTCGCCGTGGCCGAGGAGGTCCTCGCCCGGCAGGGCTGGGCCGCCTGGCCCGTCTGCTCCCGGCTGCTCGGCTACCGATAGGAACCGCCATGACCAACCCGACCGTGAAGGCCCGCGCCGACGAGCTCCGCCCCGGCGACGTGCTCGTGTTCGGAGGCCGGGCCCGCTGCCGCGTCCTCGCCTCACAGCCCCACGGTGACCGCTGGCGCCTCAGCTACGCCGTGCCTCACGCCCCCCTGGGAGCCAGCGACATCGTCTGCAACCCGGGCGACCCTCACCAGCGCCTGCCCGAACCGCCGCCGTGGGAAGCGTCCGACCTGGTCCCTGGCTACGTCGTCCGCGAGCTGCTCGCCGCCATCGAGTCCCGGTTCGAGGAGTACGTGCCCACGTCCCGCACCGACCCCGACCCTGCCACCGTCCGTGCCCGCCGGGCCGGACGGCTGCAGGCCGCCATCGAAGCCGCCAAGGCCGCCGCCACCTACCGGGAGGACCTGCCGTGAACTACGCGTTCATCGACCTCGAAACGACCTGCGCCAACGAGCGTGAGGGTTCCATCCTCGAGGTCGGCTGCATCATCGCCAACCCGGAGTTCCAGCCGCTGGCCGAGTTCGACTGCCTGGTGGAGCCGCTCACCGAGCACCTCGCGCTGATGCCCGAGGTCGTCGTGGAGATGCACCGGTCGTCCGGGCTGCTCGCCGAGCTCGAGGCCAACGACGCCCGGGAGGACGCCGGCCACGAGCGCGACGACTTCCATCCGCGCGACGCCGACCTGCTGCTCGAGCAGTTCCTCGAGCCCTTCACCGTCAAGGGCCGGCTCATCCTCGCCGGCTCCGGCGTGGGCCACTTTGACAGCCGCTGGCTGCGCCTGCACCTGCCCCGCTCGTCGAAGCTGCTGACCTACTGGACCCACGACGTCGGCGTCATCCGCCGCGAGCTTGCCTCCGTGCCGGTCCCGCTGCCCGACGCGCCCAGCAAGCCCCATCGCGCTCTGGCCGACGCTCACCTCCACCTGGAGGAGGCCCGGCTGTATCGGTACCTGCTCGAGTACGTCGAGGCCGAGCTGTCCGTGGCCGCCGCCTCGTGGGCCCGCAAGAAAGAGTCCAGCGAGACTTGACCGCCGGCGCGCGGCGATGGTATGGTGCCCCTACACCAACCGGAACGGAGTCCCCGATGGCCACCACCACCACCGCCGCCGCCAGCATCCGCCAGGTCAACTTCGCCAACGACCTGGTCACCGAAATCGACCGGCTCGTCGCCGCCACCGGCGACCCCGAGGCCCACGAAGCGTGGACCCAGCAGGTTCGCCCCTTCCACCTCGACGAGGTCGCCGTCGACCGCAAGCACGCCTCCGCCGCCATCACCCGCCTCATCGCCCTGCGCGACCACTACCGCAACGAGGCCCGCCAGGCCTCCGCCGCTGCTCCGGCCAAGGCCGAGGTCCCCGAGGGCATGCACTACGTCCAGGGCACCGTCTGGAAGGTCCAGCGCTCGCAGCACGGCCGCCTGTACGCCAAGGAGCTCGTCGACGGCACGTTCGAGTACCGCGGCGCCCGCCCCCTCGCGTCCCTGTCCGACGCCACCATGATGACCCTCGAGGACGCGCAGGAGTTCGGCAAGCTCTACGGCGTGTGCTGCCGCTGCGGCGCCACCCTCACCGACGAGGACAGCATCGCCGCCGGCATCGGCCCCATCTGCGCCACCTACTTCTAGCCGACCCCGCCCGGGGCCTCACCAGCCCCGGGCCTCCCGAGAGGAGGGCCCGTGCCCCTGTTCGACGCCTACCCCGACGACCCCTACGACGAGCTCGTGCTCGACCCCGAGCTCGACAGCCGCCCCACCGACCCGGAGGACCAACCATGACCGCCCTGTCCGCCTCGGCAGCCCTCGCCGCCGAACGCGCCTGGTCTAAGACCGGCGCCCCACCCGATGTCCCCGACCCGACCCACAACCCAGGAGTGCTGCTGACCCCACCAACCGCCCCGTCCACCGTTAGTGTCCTCGCAGCGTCCCTCACCCGAGGCGATGTCCTCGAGGACGGGTCGACCGTGACCCTCGCCGCCGCCGTCATCAACGGCGACGCCGTGTTCGAGGTCGACTGGTCCACCACCCGCACGATGCCTGCCGACCTCGGCGTCATCGTCACCCGAAGGAGCACCCGATGAAACCGACCCGACGACGGCCCCTGGTCGTCGCTGTCATCGCAGCGTTCGCGCTCACGCTCGCCGTGCCCGCCCTCGCCGCCAACGAGCACTGCCCCGACCACCAATCCTCGGACGTCACCAAGGTCGAGGGCGCCAACGACGACCTGGTCCTCGAGGCCGGCACCGAGGCGTGCGTCAAGGCTGGCCCGTTCGCCACCGGCATCTTCACCGCCGATGGGGTCCGGTCCCTGTCCGACTACGTGGAGGACGCCGGCATCCGTGTCGGCAACGACAACGTCCCCGGGGTCAGCTACTACGTCATCTACCCCTCCCCCGAGCCGGAGCCCGAGCCCGAGCCCGAACCTGAGCCGGAGCCGGAACCCGAACCGGAGCCAGAGCCCGAGCCGGAGCCTGAACCCGAGCCGGAGCCCGAGCCGGAGCCCTCGCCCGACCCCGACCCGACGCCCGACCCGGAGCCGACGCCCGACCCGGAGCCCTCCCCCGACCCTGACCCGACCCCTGACCCGGACCCGACGCCCGAACCCGAGGACGAGCCCGAGGTAGAGCTCGGCACCCCCCAGGTCATCGAACGCGCCGAGCCCGACGACGACCCCATCCCCCTGCCCACCTCCGTGGAGGCCGGCACCGGCGGCACCCTCCCCGTCACGGGAGCACCCGCCTGGCTGCTCGCCCTCATGGGTCTAGGCGCCCTCATGGTCGGCGCCCCCCTCGCCCTCAACCGCCGCTGACACCGGCCGGGGCCCGGCACACCACCGGGCCCCCACCAACACGGAGCACACCATGCGCATCCACCGCCGCCCCGCCCACATCGGCCGCGAAGAACACCCCGTCGGTTCCCTCGCCGGCTGCCCCGGCTGCCAGGACTACATCAGCCGCCTCGCCACCCGCACGCCCCGCCCCAACACCCTCGAGCTCGCGCTCTGGCTCACCCTCATCGCCCTCGCCATCGCCGCCGCCCTCCGGCTCGGCTAACCAGCCAGGTAGCCTGCCCCGACCCGCCCCGGAGGTGACCGTGGAAACCGAACCCGCCATGCAAACGCCGTTCCGCCACCTCCCCGCCGGCTCCCCTCCCCCCACCCCCGAGGACCCCTCAGCCGGCGGCCTGCTCTGCGGCGCCGCCCGCCAGCCCGGCCAGATACAGCAGGACATCGCCCGCGGCATCGAGAACCCCTGGCGCTGGTGCGGGAACCGCGCCGGCCACGGCACCGACCATCCCGGCGCCGGCCGCTGCAAGCACCACGCCGGGTCGACCCCCTCGGGCCGCACCTCCGCCCGTCTGCGATACGCCGCGCTGCAGGGCGCCGTCGTCGAGACGTTCGCCCGCATCATGGTCGACCCTGCCGCCAAGACCTCGGACCGGCTCCGCGCCGCCGAGAACCTCGCAGACCGCGGTGGTGCCCCTCGCCGCTCCGAAATCGACGTGGAGGCTGGCCGCGAGACCCTGGTGGAACGCCTGCTCGCCCTGCAGGCCTCGGACGAGGCGTCGTCATGAGCGAGGCCTACCGGGTCGACGCGATGCTCCGCGTCACCGGCGACCCGCACCGGCACGCGCTGGCCGTGATGTCGATGTCGGCCTGCGCCGGCTGGGCCCGCCCCGGCCCTATCACCGGCCAACGGGTCGCCGACGTGCTCGCATGGACCTCGGGCCGCCCGGACGAGTGGGCCCGCGACAACTACGGCAAGGACGGCAGATGCTCGACATCGACGGATGGGTCGCCGCCCTCGACGGCCGTGCCCTCGGCGACCTCATCGAAGGCCCCGACGGCATCAGCTACCGCGTCATCGCCGACGCCGCTGTCGGCCCCGAGCGCATGATGCGCCTCGAGCCCGTGAGGGGACCCGCATGAGGACCGTCACGCTGCCCGTACCGTCCCTGCCCCTGGTGGACGCCCTGGGGCCCGCCCTCAGCGTCGACGGGGCCGCCTACCGGGCCGTGGCGCCCCTGTCGATTCAGCAGGGGTCCTGGTCCACGGACCTCACGTTCGGGCCCGTGTCCGTCCGTGACGACAACGGCGACCTGGTCCGCTGGGAGGTCACCGTGTCATCCGTCGCCGCTGCCGTCGCCCTCGGCCTGCTGGTGCCCGAGTGAGCGAGCTGCCCGAGCTCGACGTCGGCCTGCAGCGCCCCCCGCTGGCCCACACCGGCATGCACGTCAAGGCCGGTTGCGTCACCAGCGGCTGCAGCCGTCCCTGCGCCCCAGGCCGGTCCTGGTGCCCGACCTGCCTCGCACGCCTCGGCGCCCGCTGACCGTGTGCCACCCGACCTGCCGCGACCCACGCCCTGCCGAGCCGGGCGTCGCCGCCAGGGTTGCTGCCCGCCTCGAGCGCGCCGGCATCGAACCGGCCGAGATGTCCCGCTGGCTCATCCGCGCCCTGTGCGTCCGCCGGTTCAGCGACCTCTGCCACAGCCACGCCTCGGCCGTCCTCGACGGCATGACGAAGGGCCTGGTCCTCGAGGAGCTCCGCGGCGAGATGCCGCCGATGCTCTGGAACGGCGGCCAACCCCGCCCACAACCGGCCAACGCTGCCCACAACCCGCCACCGCCGGCCACAGCTCCCGAACGCGCGGCACAGCCCGCCACCTCCGGCCACACCTCCCCACCTCCGGCCACCTCTGCGCAACCCTCGGCAACTTCCTGAGAACCCGCCAACAACCGCGAGATGCCGCCAACTACTGGCCCGCCCTCGCTGTCCTCGCCCCGCCTCGGGCATCGCCGCGGAACCTCTGGCAACCCCGGCCACAACCCGCCAACGTCGCCCACAACCGGCCATCGCTGGGCATCGCTCGGCAACTTCCCCACACCTCGCCAACTCCCGGCAACTCCCCGAGAACTGCGCGAGAACCGGCCAACAACGGCCAACTTCCCGGGCCGCCTCGAGCTCGGCGCGTCCTCCCGCGGCGCTGGCGCCCACACCTCGAGAACCCTCGAGAACCCCGGCCACAACCGGCCAACGCTCCCCACAGCTCGGCATCGCCCGCCTCGCCGGAAGAAAGGTGCAGAACCCCTTGACCGGCCGGGCCCGCCGATGGTACGGTGGTGCTACACCAACCGGAGGAGCTCACGATGACCCGCACCGACACCGCCCCCCTCAGCTTCGACGACCGGTTCCGCCTCGCCGTGGACCAGGTCGCAGCCACGTTCGAGGCCCGCAACGGGTTCCTGTCCGACGACGACGTGCTCGACGCCGCGGATGCGTTCACCACCGACACGATGGACGACGACGGGTTCTACTTCGGTGGCGACTACGCCCGGCTCCGCGACCGCCTGTTCGACTACCTCGGCTGACCGCCCCGCCCCTACCAGTCCCGGGAGGACCACGATGACCACCACAACCGCCACCGGCCAGCTCACGTTCCGCCGCGTCCGCCTCGAGCACCTCGAGGACTGGTCCCGCTACGACCTCATCCTCGACGGCGTCAAGGTCGGATGGGTCGACCGCCCCGAGGCCGGCGCCCCCTGGTCCGCTCACGCCCTCACCGGCGGCGACGCGTTCCGCGGCATGCTCGTCGCCCGTGGCGAGACGTTCCGCCGCGACGCCGCGTTCGAGGTCCTGCTCAGCGTCATGCGCCTCCCCGTCGACGGATGGGACGTCGCGACCGGCCACCACCAGGTCGACCGCCGCGAGTCCGCCCGCGCCGCCCTCGACGCCCAAGCGCACTGGGCCGGCCGCTGACCGCCGCCGCCCGTCCTGGCCCCGGCTCCGCGCCGGGGCCTACGCTTGCCTCCCCGACCGCGGAGACTGCCGTGCTGTCCGTGACCTACGCCCCCCTCGACGAGCTCGTGGCCCACGAGCGCAACCCCAAAGCCCACGACGTGGAGCTCATCGCGGGGTCGCTCGCCCGGTTCGGGTTCATCGACCCCGTCGTCATCGACGAGCGGACCGGGAAGCTCGCCGCCGGCCACGGCCGCCTCAAGGCCCTGCAGCACCTCCGCGACACAGAGCAACCTCCGCCAGATGGCATCGACACCGGCGACAACGGCGCCTGGCTCGTGCCTCGCGTCGTCGGCTGGTCCTCCGCGAACGACCTCGAGGCCGAGGCCGCCCTCATCGCCCTCAACCGCACCACCGAGGTCGGAGGCTGGGATGGCGAGGCCCTGCTGGCCCTGCTCGACGACCTGCAGAACGCCCCCGACGGCCTCGCAGGGGTCGGCTACGACCGTGGCGACATCGACGAGCTCCGGTCCGAGCTCGACGCCGCCCGGGCCGTGTCCCTCGAGGACGACGACCCGCCGCCGCTGCCCGAGGTCCCGACCGCCGCCCTCGGCGACGTGTGGGAGGTGGGCCCACACCGCGTCGTGTGCGGCGACGCGACCGACCCGCTGGCCCTGGGCGCCGCGGTGGGCGACGGGCCCGTAGACGCCGTCTGGACCGACCCGCCCTACGGCATCGACTACGTCGAGGAGGGCTCCCGCCACCGCAAGATTGCGAACGACGACCTCGGCATCGACGCCCTGGCCGCCCTGCTCCGCGACGCCCTCGAGCCGCTGCTCGCCGTGACCAAGCCCGGCGCCCCGTGGTACGTCGCCTCCCCGTCCGGGCCGGAGCTGCTCGCGTTCGCCCTGGTCCTCACCGAGCTGAAGGTGTGGCGCCAGACCATCGTCTGGGCCAAGGACCGGCTCGTGCTCGCCCGGTCCGACTACCACGGCCAGCACGAGTCCGTCCTGTTCGGCGCCACGCCCGGCGCTGACCCGCGCGTGGACCCCGACCCTGACGAGGTGGCCGCTTACGCCCCCGACCACGCCGAGCTGCTGTACGGATGGACGCCTGGTGGCGCTCACCCCTGGTGGGGAGGCCGCAAGCAGACGACCGTGTGGACCATCCCCCGTCCTGCCCGGTCCGACCTGCATCCGACGATGAAGCCGCTCGAGCTCATCGGCAGGTCCCTGCTGAACTCCACCCTGCCTGGCGAGCTCGTCGTCGACCCGTTCGCGGGTTCGGGCTCGACCCTGGTCGCTGCAGCCCGGGTCGGCCGGGTCGGCGCCGGCATCGAGCTCGACCCTGGCTACGTCGACGTCATCGTGGCCCGCCTCGAGGACGAGACTGGCGAGCCCGCGGTCCGGTCCCGGTTCCTCCCGCCGAAAGAATAGTGCAGGATTACTTGACCGCCGTCGCGCGCCCATGGTACGGTGCCCCTGTACCGGTTGAGAACTGCATAGGGACCTCAGCAGCCCCCAGGGCGCTCGGCACCGCGGACGGTGGCACCATCCGCGAGCGGTGGCCGGCGATGACCGGGGGGTCTGGGAACGCGTAAGACCTCGCAAGGTGGGAGGACGTTCGGGGCCGGCTAGCCACCGCCCTCGAGCCGACGACCACGGCGATACGGCTCCCGGCAACCAGCAGCCCCTCGGGGTGGGCAAGGACCGGGACACGGGCGAAGGCAGCGAGTTAGTAAGGGGTGCGCCGTCACCGATGAGGCCGGCCGCGCGACCAGCGACGAATCCCCTGAACCCAGATGCTCACCAGGACCGCCGGCCGCCGCGCCGAGTGTCCCGGAGGCTGCTGATGTCCCGGCTCCCGAGGCCGCTCGCCTCCCCTCCCCCGCTCAGGGGCTCAGGGCCTGGCCCCTGCACCTCGGGAGCTGCAGAACCGCCGGCACAACCGCCGACAACCCCGCCACAACCACCGGGAGGACCACCATGACCGCCATCGGCCTCTGGGTCGTCACCACGCTCGTGCTGTTCGGCACGCTGGGGCTGCCCGTCCTGTTCGCCATCGACCGCGCGCGATGACCGCCATCCGCATCGCAGGCACCGACCTCGCTGCCGAGCGTGTCCCCACCGCCACCGCCATCCTCGCTGAACGCATCCTCGACCCCTCGGGCCGCGTCCTGGGCGCCATCGAGTACGTCCGGCTCGAGAGCCACGGCGGCTCCTATTACGGCTGGCGCCCGGCCGGTTCGCGCTGGTCCCGGAGCGACCTCGCCGACAAGCGCTCCGCCGCGCTGTCGCTGCCCCGATGACCACGCTCGCCGCCCGCCGCCGCGCCTACATCGAAGAAAGAGTGCAGTCCCCCTTGACCGGTTCGGCCCTCGCATGGTAAGGTGTGACTACACCAACCGGAGGAGCCCACGATGACCACCGCCACCGCCACCGCCACCGCCGGCACCGCTGGCCGCGAGGTCACCGTCGCCCACGACGGCGCCACCATCGCCGCCAAGAACAAGAACGCCGCCTGGGCCGCCGTCGGCACCGGCAACCCCTACACCACCTCGGGCCTGGTCGTCCGCTTCAGCGCCAACGAGGCCGCCATCCGCAAGACCGCCACCGAGAACGGCCTCACCGTCGTCGCCATCCAAGACCCAGCCTGACCGTCCCGGGCCCCACGGGGCCCCTCCCCAACCGGAGGCCACCATGTCCGTCACCGTCACCACCACCGCCGGCAACGTCGACGGCGTCAACATGTCCAACCGCAACGCGCGGCCGGTCCTCGAGTCCCTGGGCATCGAGGGCGACGACCTCTGGTGCGGGTCGATGGACGCTCAGGAGTTCCTGGGCCGCGTCCTGATGGCGCTGGCCGTCGCCCCCACCGACGAGGGCCTGCCCGAGCACGAGTGGGAGGGCACCTCGGAGTTCGGGTTCGGCCGGTTCATCGACGCCGGCCGCGAGCCTGGCTACCTGCAGGCCCGCCTCGAGCGCCTGCACGAGGTCGCTGCGGCCGCGGTCGCCGACGGGCTGCAGGTCGTCTGGTCCTGAGCGAACCTGCCGGCCGTCCTGCTACGGTCCTGCCAGGTGTCCACGGGGAAGGGACACCGGCGACTGGCCCCGATGCTCCGGCGTCGGGGCCTCGTCGTGTCCGGGGAAAGAAAGAGTGCAGCGGCGCTTGACCGCCGTCGGCCTCGCATGGTACGGTTGCACTACACCAACCGAGAGGGACCGCAATGACCACCATCCAGACCCGACGCGAGCTCGACCGCCTCCCCAAGGGCGTCATCGCCATCCGTGGCGAGTCCCTGCAGGTCGGCGACCGCATCGTCAACAGCGGTGGCGCCCTGGCCCCGCTTACCAGCGTCCGGCGCGGCGCCGTCGGCATGGTCGTCCGCATCGAGGGCCTGCGCCGTGACCTCCGCGTCACCGAGGACCAGGTCTGCCACGTCATCCGCTGACCGCCAAGCCGCCCGGGAGGACCCGCCATGACCGCCATCGACACCGCCGCCGCCCTCATCGTCCGCTCGGACGCGCTCGTCGCCGCTGGCCGGTTCGACGAGGCCCGCGCCGCCCTGGTCGAGGCCGAGCTCGAGCTCGACGCCATCGTCCCCGAGCGCACCACCGACGCCCGTCGGGCCCTGTCGCGCCAGGCCATCGACCTCGCCGCGACCCTGCCGGCCCCGAAGCTGCGCAAGACCCTCCGCTGCTACTGCCCCGGCGACTGCGGCTGCCGGGCTCCCGAGTTCCTGCACCGCCCCGTCCACTGCGGCTGCCGGCAGCACTGACAGCCGCTCGCCCGGGGCTCACCGGCCCCGGCTCACACCAACCGGAGAAGCCATGAACACCGTCAAGATGACCACCACCGGCCTGGTCCACGCCGTCCGCGTCACCGCCGCCGGCACCAAGACCGCCTGCTCGGGCCGCGCCCTGCAGACCGGCCGGTTCGACCCCACCGACGAAGCGCCGACCTGCAAGGCCTGCTCGGAGCGGTTCGGCGACCGGTTCGTCGCTCCCGAGCCGGAGCCGGCCCCGGAGCCCGTCAGGGCGCCCCGTGTCGCCCCGCTCGCGCCCCTGCTGGCCGCTGGCGCCATCACCCCAGGGCAGGAGCTCGTGGCCCGCTACAAGGGCCTCCGCGCCACCGCCGTGGTCACCGAGGACGGCCTCGAGCTGCGCGGCCTCGAGTCCCCGCTCGACCCCATCTGGGCCGACCAGCTCACGCCCGAGGTCGTCGGGGCCTACCGGTCCCCGTCCGGCGCCGCCCAGGCCATCAAGGCCGCCGTCGGCGCCAAGAACACCGCCGCGAACGGCTGGACCTGGTGGAAGGACGAGCACGGCGCCACGCTGGCGAACCTCCGGTCCGCTCTGGCATGATGCAGCTCGGCCGGTCGTCCCCTTCCGGCCCCCCGCGAGGCCCCAGGTCCCCCCCCCGGCCTGGGGCCTCGCTCTGCCCGGGAAGATTCCCGAAGAAAGAGTGCAGAACCGGTTGACCGGCCCCGCGCCCGGATGGTATGGTGCTACTACACCAACCGGAACGGAGCGCACGATGACCAACCAGACCGCCACCGCCCCCACCGCCGGCCCCGGCGTCAACCTCCCCTCGCTGATGCTGATGGACGAGCCGGGCTCGCTGTTCGTGGAGCACATCACGGCCAACGCCGACGGCAGCCTGACCCACGACCTCGACGGCATCAACAAGTGGGTCGGCCGCAGCGAGAACGGACACTTCGCTCTGGTCCCGTCCTGGACCAAGGTCGGCGCCGAGGTTGGGTTCGTCACCATCCCGGCCGGCACCACCGTCCGCTGCTACGCCTCCGCCGACAACGCCATCGACGTCGAGACCGCGTTCGGCGTCATCACGTTCACCGACTGCCCGGTCGTCGTGGCACACGCCGCCATCGACCGCGACGCGCTGAAGGCCTGGTACGCCGGCTGACAGCCCACCACGGGGCCCGCCCTCCGCGGGCCCCCCAACCACCGGGAGGACCCCGCCATGACCGCCACCGACCTCACCGCCGCCCTCATCCTCGAGCACGCCACCAAGGTGGCCGCTCCCGACGAGCCGGATGCCGGCGTCCTCGCGTTCAGCGCGATGGCGATGTTCGCCGACCACGGCACGCCCGAGGAGCTCCGCGTCCTGGCCGACCACCTCGCGACCTGCCTGCCCGCGTCCGTCCTGCTCGAGGCCCTCGCCAGCCACGTCAGCGTCGAGGACGACCTGAGCCTGGCGACCTCGCGGCAGCTCGGACAGGCCCTGGGCCGGGCCATCAACGAGCTCCCCATCCGCTGAAAGAACGGTGCAGCGGCGCTTGACCGCCCGGCGCCCTGCATGGTAAGGTGTCACTACACCGCAACCACCGGAGCCCACCATGACTGACACCGCCACCGCCCTCGCCAACCTCGAGCGTCGCAAGCAGCTCGGCCACCTGGTCCGTGAGTGGGCCGAAGGGATGACCTGCGACCTGGGCCCCTGCTGCACCCGGTTCGCCGCGTTCGCCGTGGTCACCGACGCCGACGCCGGCCCCGACGACCTCGGGTCCGTCCCCATCGACGTCCTCTGCGACCGCCACCACGTCGAGGACCAGCCCGGGTTCCACGTCCGCCTCGCCCCCATCGACAACGACCTCGCCGCGCTCCGCGCCCGGCTCGGCATCTAGGAGCCGTCATGACCATCCCAGCCACCGTCGTCCTGTCCGCCCCCACCGCCGGCCGTGTCCGCGTCGAGGTGCGCCGCCTCGAGGGCGACCCGCTCGAGTTCACGCTCGCTGACGGCCGCAACCTCATCGCCCGGGTCGACCTGGCCCTCGAGCGCCGTCAGGTGTCCCGCACGTCTGGCTACGACGCGCGCCGGTTCGGGCCTGGCGCGATGGGCGCCTCCGCCCTGGTGCTGCAGTGAGCGCCCCGGAGCTCGACCCCCTCGAGGACCTCGCCCTCACCGTCGGCCTCGCCCAGGTCGGCAGGGGCGAGCGCCCCGACCCGAACATCGCCATGGTTTGCGTCCTGGCGCTGGCTCGTCTGGCTGGCCGCTACGACTGGCTCGAGTCCGCAAGAAAGAGTGCAGAATGACTTGACCGGGCCGGCGCCCGGATGGTACGGTTGCACTACACCAACCGAGAGGGACCCCGATGACCGCCACCACCGCCCGCACCATCACCTTCTCCACCAAGGACCCCCGCACCCGCGTCAACACCGGCGTCCGCGCCTTCCCCGCCGGCACCGAGGTCCACGTCACCGTCCGCCGCGGCAAGCTCGAGGCCCGGGTCCGCGGGACCCGCTTCACGCAGACCGTCGCCCCCTCGGCGCTCATCGTCCCCTGACCGCAGCCCCACCCGCCGGGCCGCCCCGGCCACACCAACCGGAGAGCCACCATGCAGACCCAGACCCTCCCCATCGTCCCGTCCGACGCCGTCGACGTGATGCGCCGTGACAGCGAGGGCGTCAAGCTGCTCGCCGCCGCGTCCGACCTCGGCTGGGCCCCTGGCTACTGGCCGAACGAGGTCCTGTTCCGCCCCGCGACCGGGCTCGTGGTCCTGGCCCGCGTCGAGGCGTCCTGGTCCGACGTCGTGACCTACGAGGGGCCGGGCGTCACCGTCGACGTCATGAACGACTGACCGAAGAAAGGTGCAGCGGCGCTTGACCGGCGCCGCGCACCTATGGTACGGTTGCACTACACCGAAACCCCGGGAGGGACCACGATGAACACCGCCACCGAGCTCGCCACCGCCACCGACCACGCCCTGTCCAGCCTCCGCCCCGACACCGCCCGCCGCATCGCTGCCGCGTTCGCCGCCGGCCGCGTCTCCCTCGACGTCTGGACCTCCCACGAGTACCGCGACGAGGACTGGGTCGCTGGCGGCCGGGTCCGGTTCGACAACATGACCCCCGACGAGTGCCTGCGGTTCGGCATCAAGAACGGCCGCTGGGTCCTGCGCTACCGCCGCAACACCTGGACCTGCTCGGGCCGCAACATCAGCATCGCCGAGCTCGAGCGCCTCGCCGCCCGGTGACCGACCGCCGGGGCTCCGGCCCCGGCCACACCAAAGAAAGGTGCAGCGGCGCTTGACCGGCGCCGCGCACCTATGGTACGGTTGCACTACACCGAAACCACCGGAGAGCCACCATGCAGACCCAGACCACCGCCACCACCGCCCCCGACGCGTTCGCGCTCCGCCAGGCCCTCGCCGCCGATTACGCCCACGCCCGGCTCACCGGTGGTTTCGTGTCCCTGCAGCGGGCCCGCAGCATGCGCAACCGCACCGTCCGCCTCGCCCGCCTCACCGGCCTCACCACCGACGAGGTCGTCGCCACCGCCCGCGCGGACGCCGAGCACATCGACGCCGCCTGACCGACCCACCGGGCCCGTGACCGCGGGCCCGCCACCACCACCCGGGAGGACCCCATGGCCACCACCGCCGCCCTCGCCCGCATCCACACCGCCCGCCTGTACCGCCAGGGAGCCCGTGTGCTCGTCGTCAAGGCCTCGGGCCCCGACGCCGGGACCGTGCTGCACGTCGCCGCCAACGTCGCTGACGCTCACGCCTGGCGCCAGGAATGGGGCATCGGCATGGTCGCCCCCGACGCCACGCTCGCCGACCTGCAGGAGGCCCGCTCATGACCCGCCCCACGCCCGCCCAGGAGGCCACCGCCGCTGCCGTCGGTGGGGTCCCCGCCCCTCGGGGCCTCGAGGCCGACCTGCTCGCGCACGGCCGCCTCCGCGACCTCATCGACGAGCTCGACCCCGACCCGGACTGCCTCGCCGACCTCGAGGACACCGACCTGCTCGTGGACCGGTTCGTCCTGGTCCAGCGCTACCGGCTCCCCGACCGCGCCTGGCTCACCTTCCACGCCTCGCGTGAGGCCGCCGCCGAGTACCACCTGTCCGACGAGGACCCGTACTGGTGGCCGGAGCGGCTCGTGAACCTCGAGTCCGGCACGACGTGGCGCCCGGTCCTGTCGCTCATGTTCGTCCAAGAATAGGTGCAGCGGCGCTTGACCGCCCGGCCTCGCGCATGGTATGGTGCCCCTACACCAACCGGAACGGAGCCCCCGATGACCACCGTCACCGCCCAGCGCAAGGCCCGCGACGAGAAGCTCGAGGCCATCGCCGCCGAGTACCTGCACCTCGAGACCCTGGCCGACCGCAACATGGACGACCTGGACTTCCACGAGCACGCCGTCTGGAACGTCCGCGCCGCCCTCGAGGCTGCCTACCAGGCCGGCCGCGCCACGCTCATCCCTTGAACGCCTCGGGGCCCGCGCCGGGCCCCACTACCGGGAGGACCCCCCATGGACCGCATCATCAAGGCCAGCCGCCTCATCGGCTCGCAGACCGTCATCCTGTCCGTCTGGGAGCCGTCGACCTACACCGGGCCGCACGCCACGGTCGGCACGCTCGGCCTCGGCCGCGGATGCTACGGCCGGCTCGACAGCCGCCGCTCCGCCGAGGTTGACGCGATGGTCCCGGGCTCCCCCGAGCGCCGGGCCGCCGCGAAGGCCCACAGCGTCCGCCTCGCCGAGGAGTCCGTCGCCCTCATCCACGCGACGCTGGGCCGGGTCGGCAAGGTCGTCGCCCCGTGGAACGGCGAGGTCCACACCACCGCCGACGAGCTCGACGCGTTCGGGTGGGCTTCGCTGCTCGACGCCCCCGTCGAGGTGCCGGCATGAGCCGGGTCGCCGCCTGGGCCGCGAAGGCGGCCTGCCGGCACATGGTCCGCGCGGACTACGACCCCTGGTTCGCGCACCCCATCGCCGAGCAGGACCTCGCCAACGAAGCGAAGGCCGTCTGCGCCGTCTGCCCCGTCCTGGCCGAATGCACCGAGGACGCCCTGGCCGACCCTCGGGCCGGTGGTATCCGTGGAGGCCTCACCGAAGATGACCGGCGCCGCCTCCGCGGCGACCGCCGCCGAAGGAGGACCGCATGAGCCCCGCCCGCCCCCCTCGCCCCGAGCCCGGCCCTGTCCGCATCCGCCTCCGCGTCGACGACCGCACGTCAGGGCACACCAGCCTGTCCGTGTTCATCGGCCGGACCCCTGGCGCCCTCGGACGCTCGGGCGAGCTCGTGGTCCGCAACGACGAGCTCGAGGAGCTCATCGCCGACGGCCACCTCGCCATGGACGCCGGGCCTGGCATCTACCTGGTCCCGGCCGGGCTGCTCGAGGACGGGCCCGTGGTCCGCGCCCTGCGCGCCGAGCTCGAGGCACGGTCGTGACCGGCCGGTGGGAGCTCCGCCTCGAGGACGGCCGGGTCGTGTCCTGGCAGGGCGCCTCGGGCGAGGAAGCTGCCCGCAGGTACGTCGACGCGCACCGCGACGCCGTGGTCGTGGCCGTCCGCCGGCCCCCGGTCGCCCTGGTGGTCGGATTCCAGTCCGAAGATTAGTGCAGAACCGCTTGACTGCTCGCCCGCCCGGATGGTACGGTTGCACTACACCGAAACCCCGGGAGGGACCCCATGGACACCGTCACCAGCACCAGCACCGTCGGCCAGGTCTGCGCGATGCAGACCGTCGTCCCCGGCTGGATGAGCGCCATGCGCGACACGTTCGGCCCCGACCAGCCCGTCGTCGTGGACCGCAAGGTCACCCCGTTCGGGACGTTCGTGGTCGGCATGACCCCGGTCACCGACGAGGCCCCCGACGCCTGGTTGGACGACATGGGCGAGTGACCGCCGCCGCTCCCTCGGGCCCCCGCTCCGCGCGGGGGCCCGTCGCGTAGGCTCCCCGCATGGACACCACCAGCCTGCGCGAGCTCGTCGCTGGCCTGTCGCGCTCGCAGGTCGAGGACCTCGTCGAGTCCCTCACCGCCGACGAGGTGCGCGCCCTCGAGGAGATGCTCCCCCGGGCGGACGGCACCCGCCGCGACATCGCCGCCGAGGGGCCGGCCGAGTTCGCGCAGGCCCTTGACCCTGGCTACCGGCGTCGCCCCCACGTCGCCGTGCTGTCCGACGCCGTGAGCCGCACCGTCGAGGAGGCGATGGACGGCTCGGGCCCTGGCCGGCTCATCGTGAACATGCCTCCGCGTGTCGGCAAGAGCTGGACCTCGTCGCTCTGGACCCCTGCCTGGTTCCTCGAGCGCTACCCCGACCGGAACGTCATCCTGGCCTCGCACGAGGCGAACTACGCCGTGTCCTGGGGCCGCAAGGTCCGTGACCTGCTCCGCCGGCACGAGCCCGAGCTGCAGGTCCGCCTCGCCCGCGACGTGGCCGCTGCCGGCGAGTGGGAGACGACCCTCGGGGGCGGGATGCTGTCCCGCGGCATCGGGGGTTCCATCACGGGCCGCGGTGGGCACCTGTTCGTCATCGACGACCCGCTCAAGGACTTCGCCGCCGCTCACAGCATGAAGGTTCGGGCCGCTCACTGGAACTGGTGGCTGTCCACCGCCCAGACCCGCCTCGAGCCCGGCGCCGCCGTCATCGTCGTGATGACCCGGTGGCACGAGGACGACCTGTCGGGCCGGCTCACGTCCTCGGAGCACGAGGGCGACCCCGGCGACTGGACCGTGCTCCGCATCCCCGCCCTGGGCGAGGGCCCCGACCCCGTCGACGCGAAACGGGTCGAACCTGACGCGCTGGGCCGCCCCGAGGGCGCTCCCCTGCTGCTCGCCTCATCGACCGAGGACGAGGACGGCGCCGGGGTCCGGTGGGAGCGCATCCGCAAGGCCGTCGGGCCCTACGTCTGGAACGGCATGTTCCAGCAGCGCCCCTCGGAGCCCGAGGGCACCATCCTGAAGCGCGCCTGGTGGCAGTACTACCACCGGTCCGGCGAGCACCTGGTCCGCCCCGACGGCTCCCGCGTCGAGGTGGGCTCGCTGCGCATCGTCCAATCGTGGGACATGGCGTTCAAGGACAAGCGGTCGTCCGACTACGTCGTCGGCCAGGTCTGGGGTGTCCTCGGCATCGGGGACCGGTTCCTGCTCGAGCAGGTCCGCGAGCGGATGGACTTCGCGGCGACGAAACGCGCGATGCGGCAGCTCCGCAACCGGTGGCCGGCGACCGAGGTCACATGGGTCGAGGATGCCGCCAACGGTCCCGCCATCCTCAGCGAGCTCCGCCGCGAGCTGTCCGGGCTCGTGCCTGTCACCCCGAAGGGTTCGAAGGAGGCCCGCGCCTGGGCCGTCCAGGGCGACCTCGAGGCCGGGTCCGTCTGGCTGCCCTCGCCCGAGGACGCCGAGTGGGTTCGCGAGTTCGTGCAGGAATGCGCCGAGTTCCCGAACGGCGCCAACGATGACCAGGTCGACGCGTTCACGCAGGCCCAGGACCGCCTCCGCCGTTCGCAGGCCCAGGTGGGGCTGCCCACCGGGTCCCGGTCCGGTTCTGGCCCTGCCACGCTGCCGACGACGAAGCGCAGCATCCGCCGCGCATGAGGCGCCGCCGCCGGGGCTGGCCGCTGCCGTTCGTCGACCGTCTGCTCTGCGCGCAGGAGGACCTGTTCGGCGTGGTCCTCGCTCGGGAAGGGCAGCTCGAGCCCGGCGACGTGCTCGCGGTCGCTGACCGGTGGACGACCGAGGCCAGGAGCCGGGAGGGGTTCGCGCCGGATGGCGACTGGTCCGTGCTCGTGTCCGCCCTCGACGATTGGGCCAACGAATAGTGCAGCGGCGCTTGACCGCGCGCCGGTCGGCATGGTAAGGTGTGACTACACCAACCGAGAGGGACCACGATGGCCGCCACCACCACCACCCGCGAGAAGCTCTACAACCTGCTGGGGTCCGAGGTCCGCTTGAGCCCCGCGACGGCCGGCCTGGGCCTCGCGTTCGGGACCTACCGCGAGCCCTGGTTCCAGGGTCGGCTGCAGAACGTCGACGCGACGTTCGCAACCCTCGAGCTGGCCGACGGCTCGCAGCAGAAGGTGTTCGTCAACGACATCTTCGACGTCGACCGGGCTCCCCGCTGAGCCACGAATAGTGCAGCCCCCCTTGACCGGTGGGGCTGTTCTATGGTACGGTTGCACTACACCAACCGGAACGGAGCTCGAGATGGCCATCAGCATCAACACCGCCACCGCCCAGGTCGTCGCCGCGATGCACATCGATGCCGGCGACGTGGTCCGCCTCCCGGGCCGCCCCGGCAACGAGCTCGGCACCGTCAAGGTCGAGTCCGTCCTCGACGGCCACCGCGTCGGCCGGATGACGTTCATGGGCGTCAACCACCTCGGCGAGACCGTCCGCTGGTCGATGGCCTCCGCCGCCAGCATCTACCGCGCGTGAGCGCCGAGGAGCCCGCCGTGCCCCCCTTCCCCGCCGAGTCCGTCGCCACCGCCGACCCCACGTTCCGGGTGTCCGAGCCCGTGGTCGTGGCCGACCGCAACGGTCGCCAGCTCCGCATGCAGACCTGCTACGACCTCGTCGAGGGCCGCTGGGAGCCGTTCGAGTCCATCCGCCCCCTGTGACCTGCGAACCCCTCCGGCCGGCTGCTACGGTCGCAGGGTTCGTGGGAGGACGCGAGTCCGCGGTTGACCCTCGCCTGGTGCGGGGGTCGACGCGTGTCCGGGGCCGATGCGTAGACTGCCCCGCATGGAACCGTCGCTGCTGGACATCGCGCTCATGGTCGGGCTGGCCGCCCGGCTGACCCGTCTGGTGGTCGTGGACGACGCCGGCTGGCTCGTGCGCCGCCCCGTCGCCGCCCTCGCCGTGGCCGTCGGAGGCCCCGAGCGTGGCGGCCGGTTCGCGGAGGGGCTGCTCGGCTGCCCCTTCTGCATCGGCTGGTGGATTGCCGTGGGGGTCGTCGGGTCGTGGGCGCTCGTGCCCACCGCCTGGTGGCAGCTCGCCGCTGCGCCGTTCGCCCTGAACTACCTGGCCGGCCACCTCGCCCGCCTGCTCGACCTCGGAGACGACGATGGCTGACACGCACCTGCCCGCCCGCCCCCCTCGAGCTGCGCCGCAGTCCGTGACCCCGCTGGCGTCGATGGTGGCCTCGGCGAAGCGCATCAGCTCCCGCGAGATGAAGCGCACCTGGGCGTCCCGATGGCAGGACGAGGCCTGGGCGATGCACGACGAGGTGGGCGAGCTCCGGTTCGTGGCGAACAGCCTCGCGGCCGCAGCGTCCCGCGCTCGCCTGTTCGGCGCGATGGTCATGCCTGGCGATGCCGAGCCGTCGCCCATCGACCCCGACGACGAGGACGACCGTCCCGACGCGGACGCGCTCGAGGCCTCGCGCATCGTGTCGGCGCTCGGCCGCAACGCCCTGGGGCGGTCGGAGCTCATCCGGCGGGCGTTCCTGAACCTGTTCATGCCTGGAGACTGCTACCTGGTCGGTCTGCCGCCCGGGGTCCTGCACGACGAGGGCCCCTCGGAGCTGCCGCCCGAGCTGGCGCTGCCCGTCACCGGTGGGCCCTCCCTCGAGGACCTCACCTGGCAGGTCATGTCGGTGTCCGAGGTGCAGCTCCGCCAGGACCGCGTCGTCCTCAACGTGGGCGATGGCTCCCCCATCGAGCTCCCCGAGGACGAGTGCCTGGTCATCCGCGTGTGGCGCTCGCATCCTCGCCAATGGTGGCAGGCCGATTCGCCTGTCCGGTCCAACCTGCCGGTCCTGCGCGAGCTCGTCGGCCTCACCAAGCACGTCAGCGCGACCATCGATTCGCGTCTGGCCGGCGCCGGGCTGCTCGTGCTCCCGCAGTCCGTCGAGGTCGCTGGCGCCCCCCTCGACCCGGAGACCGCCGCCGAGCAGCCCGTGTCCGATTTCGTGGACGCCCTGCTCGAGGCCATGGTGCAGCCCCTCGAGAACCGCGATTCGGCTGCGGCCATCGTCCCGCTGACCATCAAGGTCCCCGACGAGGTCGTCGACAAGGTCCAGCACATCCGGTTCGACACCCCGTTCGACGAGTCCGCGAAGGACCTCCGCGACGAGGCCATCCGCCGGCTGGCGCTGGGGCTCGACGCCCCTGCCGAGGTGCTGCTCGGCCTCGGAGGGACGAACCACTGGTCGGCCTGGCAAATCGACGAGGCCACCACCAAGACCCACATCGAGCCGGGGCTCGCGCTGCTCTGCGATGCGCTGACCACGCAGTACCTCTGGCCGGCGCTGAAGGAGGCCGGGGTCGACAACCCCGAGCGGTTCGTCGTCTGGTTCGACACGGTGGAGCTCACCATGCGCCCCAACCGGTCGGGGGAGGCCCTGTCGCTGCACGAGCGTGGCGCCCTGTCCGACGACGCGCTGCGCCGCGAGACCGGGTTCGGCGAGGAGGACGCCCCCGACCAGGCCAACAGCGCCGCCGTGGAAGCCGTCCTCACCATCGCCCGGAACGCCCCGCAGGTCGTGGCCGAGAACCCCGCCATCGTGTCGGTCCTGCTCGGCGTGTTCGAGCAGCTGCTGTCCGGCACGCTCGACCCTGCCGAGGTCGAGGTCCCCGCCGCCCCCGCTGACCCGTCCGGCAACGGGCTGCCCGACACCCGCGGGGTCGTCCCAGAAGGAGCGCCCGGTGCCTGAGCCGTCCTGCCCCTGCTGCGGCGGACCGAACGTCGACGCCCACCTGCCCCTCGTCGCCGCCTGCGACGTGCTCGTGATGCGCGCCCTCGAGCGTGTCGGCAACCACATCCTGCGCGTGGAGCGTTCCCGGTTCGGTCGCCTCAACGGCCGTCCCCGCCATGAGGCTCACCTGCTCTGGCAGGCCGACCCGATGGTCATCGAGAAAGGCCTCGACGGCGCCTGGGATGCGCTCCCGCTCGTCTGCGAAGAGCATGGCTGCTGCAACGTCCAGGCCGACGAGGTCGCCAAGGTCCTCGACCGCTACGTCCGTGACCTGGTCGCCACCATGGTGGGCCACAGCGTCCGCGACCTCCGCTACCGCCTCACCGCCTACCTGAACGTCCCTGCCTGACTGGAGCCGTCGTGGTCGCCATGCCCGTGCTGCACGTCGACCCTCGGCTCATCGATGCCGTCGTCGAGTTCACCGGCGAGGTCCAGCTCGTGGCCGCCGACCTCGCCGATGCCGGCGCTCCCCAGGCTGAGCGGCTCTGCGCGGCGCTTGACCGACTGAACGGCGCCACCGCCCCAGGGCGGGCCGTCAACGGCGACTGGCCGCCGGAGGACCGGCCGTGACCCTCATCCAGCCAGACAACGTCGAGGAGCTCCGCCTCCGCCGCGAGCGCATGCTGCTCGAGGCCGAGGAGCGCATGGAGGCCGCCGTCGGCGCCGCCATCCGTGGCCTGCTGCGCCGCATCGTCGCCGCGTGGGACGATTCGGTCCGCACCGCCTCCCTCGCTGCCGCCGCCGGCAACCCGTTCGACGATTCGCCCTACCGGTGGATGGGCCGCCTCGGCGAGATTCGCGGCTGGTGGGAAGCCGAGCTCGACGACCACGTCACCTCCGCGGTGGGTTCGCTCTGGCGCGCCGGCTACATGGAAACCCGCGACGGGGTCCTGCTGGATTCGTCGATGCAGGCCTCGGGCGAGTACCTGGCCCGGGTGTCCGACCGGCTGTCCCGCACCGCGACCCCGACCATCCCTGACCAGGCCATGGACATCGCCCGGGTGGGGCTCGCTGACGAGATGGCCCGGGGGTCGTCCATCGACACCATCGGCCGCCGCATCGCGCAGGATTTCTCGTGGGACCAGGACGCCTCGCTGTCCCGCGACCGGCTGTCGGAGGTCACCGAACGGCTCGACGGCATCCTCGACGGCTACGGGCCGGTCGGCTCGAAGGAGCGCGAGGATGTCCGCATGGGCCGGGTGCTGGACCCGGACGTGGCCCGCCTGCAGGACGAGCGGTCGTCCCTGGTGGTCGACATCGACCGGGTCGAGTCCACCTGGGAGGTCCGGGCCGAACGCATCGCCCGGACCGAGACGACCGGCGCCTACAACGCCGGGTCGCTGCAGGGCGCCCGCGACGAGGGCGATTCGGCCAACTACAAGGTCTGGATTGCGACCGCCGACGACCGCACCCGCGATTCGCACCTCGAGGCCCACGGGTCCTGCGCCTCCCTGCGCAAGGGGTTCGAGGTCGGTGGCGCCACCGTCGACTTCCCTGGCGACCCCTCGGGCCCGCCCGAGGAGACCATCAACTGCCGCTGCACCCTGGTGTACGCCGAGTCATGCGATGAGGCCCAGGAGCTCTACGGCCGGATGGACGACCTCATCGACGAGGAGCGCGAACGCCGCGACGAGTCCCCTCCCGAGGCTCCCGTTCCCGACCCGGTCGCCCCGCCCGACGAGGACGAGGTGGAGGACACCGGCGCGGGCCGCTACGAGCTCCGCGAGGACGGCCTCGAGCACTACGATGGCCTGGACCTGTCCGGCGACCCCGAGTACCGCCTCATGGACGGCTGGGAGGACGACGTCGAGATGCAGGACCTCTGGAGGGCCGTCGACGACCCGACCCGCGCCTCGGATGGGAACCTGAACCTCAACCTGCCCGCGGACCGGCAGGATGCCGCCCGCGGCGCCGTCCAGAAGTACCAGGGCGGCGACTACGACAAGATGAACCGCGCGCTCCGGTTCGAGCCCGACCGGCTGGATTCCCGCCTCGTCCCGCCCGTCGAGTCCGCCGACGTCAACACGGTCCGCAAGGCCGTGCGCTACCTCGACGAGGCCGTCGAGGCCGCGCCGCGCGTGTCGGAGCCGCTCACCACCTACCGCGGCATCGGCGAGAACTACGCCCGCCAGGTGGCCTCCGCCCCGGTGGGTTCGGTCCTCAGCGACAAGGGGTTCCTGTCGACCTCGCTGTCCCGCCAGAAGGCATTCGACAGCTTCGGCTACAACGGCCGGGTGATGCAGATTGAGATGCCCCCGGGGACGCCCGCCATCTACATGAATGCCCAGCGGAACACCATCTTCCCTGGGGAGCTCGAGCTCATGGCTGCCCGTGGTGCGCAGATGGAGGTCGTGTCACAGACCGCCGAGACCACCGTCGTCCGCATCATCGGGTTCGCCCGCGACGTCGTCGAAGACGCCATCGGCTAGGGGCTTCCTGGTCCCGTCTGGCATGACGACCTCGAGCTCGCCTGGTTCATACGCGAACTTGCTCATCGTGGTCCTCCTATCTGGGCTTCCACCGTACCACGCCGGGTGCAGCCGGGCTGTACGGGCCTGGTCCCTGGGGCTGGGACCGGCCTGCCGCTACCCTTCCGGGGACGCTGCTGGCTCATGGGCCGGGCGTTCAGGGCCGGCTGGAGGAATCCGCCATGACCGCATCGACCCGTCCCCGCGTGAAGGTCGTCGTCCCCGACCGGTTCCGGTCCCAGACCGCGGCCGTCGAGGATGACGCCCCCGAGGCCCCTGCCGAGGACGAGATGGCCGCCCCGTCGCCGTACCTCGGGTGGGAGGGGACGCTGGTCCTCGAGGGGGTCCCGACCGGCGACGGCCGGCTGATGGAGAAGGGCTCGCTGCGGTGGGAGAACCTCCCGCTGCCGCTGCGGTGGGTCGAGAAGGACGAGGGCGAGCACAAGAACGCCGTCACCGTCGGCCGCATCCTCGAGGTCTGGCGCGACGGCCAGAGCATCATGGGCCGTGGCGACCTCGACCTCCGCATCCCCGAAGCCGTGACCCTGGCCGGGCTCATGGAGGACACCGACGGCTCGGGGCCGACCGTGTCCGGCGTGTCCGTCGACCTCGACGACGTCGACATCGAGGTCCGGGTCGCCGAGGACGTCATCGCCCGCGAGGAGGCGATGTTCGCGGACGAGGTCGAGGGCGAGGTCCCCGAGCGCGAGGTCGACGCCGAGGGCCGCGTCAAGGTGTTCGAGTTCCGCTCGGATGACGAGCTCATGGTCACCGTCGACGCTCGCATCCGCGCCGCCACCGTGGTCGCCATCCCCGCGTTCATCGACGCCCGCCTCGCCCTCACCGGCCCCACCGACGAGGCCGAGGGCGAGCCGCTCGTCGCCTCCGCTGGCCGTCGTCGCCCTCCGGCGGCCTGGTTCGAGAACCCGCGGTTCGGAGCGAACCCGCGCAACGACCCGCGCCTGGTCGAGGACGAGCACCTCGGCGTCGTGGCCTGCCCCCTCACCGTCACCGACGACGGCCAGGTGTTCGGCCACATCGCCGCGTGGCGCTCGTGCCACACCGCGTTCGCCAACGAGTGCGTGTCCCCGCCGCAGTCCGCGACCAGCTACCGCTACTTCCACGTCGGCGCCCTGCAGGTCGACGATGGTCGCGAGCTCCCCGTCGGCCGCCTGACCGTGGACACGCTGCACGCCGGTCGTCGCCTGTCCGCGGTGGACACCCTGGCCCACTACGAGCACACCGGCCTCGCCGTGGCCGACGTGGTCGCTGGCGAGGACCAGCACGGAATCTGGGTGGCCGGGTCGCTCCGGTCGGGCGTGTCCGACGAACAGGTCGCCCGCCTCAAGGCCTCCCCGCCGTCCGGGGACTGGCGCCGCATCGGCGGGAACCTCGAGCTCGTGGCCGTCCTCGCAGTCAACACGCCGGGTTTCCCGGTGCCGCGTGCCCTGGTCGCCTCTGGCGAGGTCCGCACCCTGCAGCTCCCGGGCGTGTCCCGCCGCGAGTCACCCCTCGCGGAGCTCACCGACGACGAGCTGTCCGTCCTCAAGCGGATGGCCGTCCGTGAAGCTGCCGCCTCGCAGGAGCGCCGCGACGCTGCCGAGGGCGCCCGTCGCCGTATGCTCGTGGCGTCCGCTGCGTCCCGAATCCGAGGAGCGTCCTGATGGGCTGCGGTTGCGCCAAGAAGAAGAAGCTCGCCTCGCAGGCCTCGAGCTACGAGCTGTCGATGCCGGATGGCGAAACGTCGTCGCATCCGACCCGCCTCGAGGCTGAGGTCACCAACGCCAAGAACGGCGGGGGAGGCAAGGTCCGCCCAGCCTGACCTGCCCCCGCGCCCGGCCCCGACGTCCTCCGCCGTCGGGGCCGTGGCATGCCCGCCCAAAGAAAGAGTGCAGAGCGACTTGACCCGCGCCCGCCTCGGATGGTATGGTGTCACTACACCAACCGGAGAGGCACCGAGATGACCACCGAGCTCCGCACCATCCTCATCGACACCTCCGAGCGCTACGAGTTCATCCTCGCCGTAGCTGGCGCCCTGGTCCGGGTCGTCATCACCGCCGAGGACGCCCTGTTCGGCTACCACGCCGTCGTCGTCACCGGCGACGAGTTCCCGCCGGCCGAGGCCTACCTGCTGAACAGCTCGCTGTTCCCGCTCCCCGAGGCCTACCGCGGCGACGCGAACATGGTCGCCCGCCACCGGTTCATCTGGAAGCTGGCGTCGGACCTGGAGCGCCGCATCGGCGAGACCGACGCCGAGCTCCTGGCCCGCTGGCCCGAGCCGGTCGAGGTCCCCTCGTCGAAGTTCACCTACGTCGGTGGCGAGCTCGAGCCGGTCGAGTACGACGAGGCCCTGCTCGACGCTCAGGCCGCCGCCGAGGTGGAGCTGGACCGCCTCGCCGAGGTCGCGTTCGCCGAGGACCTCGAGCGTCGCGCCGCCGCCGGCACCTGGTGGGGCTCCGCCCCCGATGGCGACGACCTCCCCTGGTGAGGACAGACCACGCACCCCCGAGCTGCTGACCTCGAGTCCGGCTCGGGGGTCTGCTACGTCCGCGGTTCCCTCCGCGCGCGTTCGGCGGTGCTACCCTGCCCGCCAGCACCGCTGGCTGATGGGCCGGGTGTCATGGTCCTCGCAGGAGGCACACCGTGCTCACCCATCTTCGCCCCGCCCGCCTCGTGCGGCTCGCGACCGCCTACGCCAAGGCGACCGATGAGCCCGAGGACATCACGTTCGAGCTCCCCGAGGACCTCGGGACGCTGTCGGACGACCAGCTCGTGGAGCTCCGCGAGTCCGCCACCTCCGCGTTCGACGCGCTGTACGAGTCCGACGATGACCCGTCCGCAGACGACGTGGCCACGATGCAGGCCCTGGCCGACGCTGCCGACGCCATCCGTGGCGAGGAGCAGCGCCGCAACGACGAGCGCGCCGCGAACCGCGAGGCCGCCGAGGCCCTGGCGACCCGCATCCGCCCGTCCGACGACGCCGACGACGATGAGGGCGACGACGCCGAAGCCGTCGACGCTGTCGAGACCGCGGCCGTCGAGGATGACGCTCCCGCCGACGAGGGCGCCCCGCTCGAGTCCGTCGCCGCCGCCGGGTCCCGCATCACCGTGTCCGGCGTCCGCCGCCGGCAGAGCACCCGCCAGCGCCGGTCGCCCGGCAACGTCGGGTCGCCAAAGGTGGTCGCCTCCGCCGACCTCGGCTCGGGCCTGTCCGCCGGCCAGGAGGTCGACGTCAACGCGGTGGCCGACGCGCTGCTCAAGCGCACGCAGGGCATGACCGACAGCAGCTACCGCGCCGCGTTCAACAGCGGCCGGCGCCAGCGGTCGTCCATCGGCCTGCTGTCCGTCATCAAGAACTTCCCCGACGACCTGGTGGCCTCGGCCGACAACGGCCAGGAGGTCATGGCCCGCGCCGCGGACCAGAGCCGGCTGCCGGGTGGGTCCCTGCTCGCCTCCGGCGGCTGGTGCGCCCCGTCGGAGACTGTCTACGACCTGTTCGAGCTCGAGACCGCCGAAGGCCTCGTGTCCGTCCCGGAGTTCCAGGTCATCCGCGGTGGCATCCGCTGGACGCCCGGCCCGGACTTCAGCACCCTGTTCTCGAACACCGGGTTCACGTTCACCGAGGACGACGACGCCGAGGGCAACTACGCCCTGGATGGTGAGGGCGAGCCCGCCGAGGGCGACAAGCCGACGTTCAAGGTCGACTGCCCGGCGTTCCAGGAGGAGCGGCTGCAGGTCACCGGCCTCGCCATCACGGCTGGCATCCTGCAGAACCGCGCCTACCCCGAGGTGACCGCGCGGACCATCCGCGGGGCCCTGGTGGGTCACCAGCACCGCCTCGCAGGTCAGACCATCGCCGCCATCGCTGGCGACAGCGACGCGGTGGCGATGCCGGCCGGCCAGGTCGGGGCTCTGGCTCCGGTCCTGACCGCCATCGAGCTGCAGGCCACCCACTACCGCTACGTCCACCGCATGGCGGACAACGCGGTCCTCGAGGCCATCTTCCCGCGGTGGGTCCGCGGCGTCATCCGCGCCGACCTCTCCCGCCGGCTGGGCGTCGACCTGCTCACCGTGTCCAACCAGCAGATTGCTGGCTGGTTCCGGGAGCGCGGCGTCAACGCGCAGTTCGTCTACAACTACCAGGACATCACCGGCGACGCGTCCGCGTTCACCGCGTGGGGCTCGGAGGTCAAGTTCCTGCTGTACGCAGCCGGGACCTGGACCCGCGGGTCGTCCGACATCATCTCCCTCGACGCCATCTTCGACAGCGCCCTGCTGTTCAAGAACGACTTCACGGCGCTGTTCACCGAGGAGGGCTGGCTGGTCGCCAAGCGTGGCCACGACAGCCGCGAGGTCACCGTGCCCATCTGCGCCGACGGCAAGACCGCTGGCGGCGTCCTCATCGAATGCGACGGCACCCTGACCGCCGAGGGCGGGGAGGCCTGAGCCGCTGAGCTCGACGGAGGGGCCCGGCCGTGATGGTCGGGCCCTTCCCGTGTGGAGGGCCCGTGACGACGCTCATCAACGTGTCCGGTGGCATCGATTCGGCTCTGGTGCTGCACCAGGCCGTCCAGTCCGGCCGCAAGGTCCTCGCGCACCACATCGTCCTCGAGACCCGCGCTGGCCGGCACGTCAAGGAGGCCGAGGCCGTGCCGCGCATCCTCGAGTGGGTCGGTGGCGACGTGGAGTACGTCGAGTCCCGGTTCGGGTGGGGCGACCTCGAGCGGGTTCGTGACGTCCACGTCTGGGCGCTGTTCACCGGCGCCATCCTGTTCCGCCGCCCCGAGGTGGACGAGGTCGGGGTGTGCTCGCACCTGGACAGCTTCACCCGCTACGACGAGCACTGGCGCGAGCGCTGCGCCACGGTCCTCGAGGGGTTCGTGCAGCTCACCGCCGGCCGGCAGCCGCGATGGTGGCACCCGCTCGCCCGGATGACGAAAGCGGATATCGTCGCGGCCTGCCCGCCCGAGCTGTTCGAGCTCGCCTGGTGGTGCCGGACCCCGGTCGGAGGAAACCGATGCCACAGGTGCCTGACCTGCCGGCAGGTGTCGAGGGCCCTGCAGAAGCGGTCGTGACGCCTCGGCCGTCGGAGCGTGTCCTGGTCAACCTGTCCGGCGGGGTCGATTCGGTGCATGCCGCGTGGCGGCTGCTCGCGGAGGGCCGCAAGGTCCTGCTGCACCACTGCATCATCCACAACCGGGAGGGCCGCGCCGAGGTAGAGCGCCGGGCTGTCCGCGGCGTGGTCGACTGGCTGAACCGGCGTGGGCTGACCCGGTTCGAGCTGCTCGAGTCCGGCTACAACCAGGGCAACCTCGGGGCCCTGCCCTACGACGTGGAGCTCGTGGGGTTCCTGACCGGGGTCATCCTCCGCGACCGGCGCCGCCAGGACATCGGAACCGTCGTCGTGTCCTGCAACGCCAGCGACGTGTCCGTCACGAACCCGACGACCCCTCGGGTGGTCCGTCGCAAGCAGCTCGCGGAGCTCATGGCCGGCCGTGAGCTGTCCTGGTGGATGCCGTTCGCGCACCTCACCAAGGCGCAGATGGTCGAGGAGCTCCCGCACGACCTGCTCGCCGTGTGCTGGTGGTGCCGCCGGTCCGGCCCCCAGCAGTGCGGGGCCTGCCGTCCGTGTCGTGAGGTGCGCGCGTCGAACACGGGTCGGCCGCTACCCTTCGCCAAGAGCCAGGAGGCCGTATGAGCGCCGTCGACAACGCCCACACTGCACCGCCCGTATACGTTGCGCCGCCTCCGCGGATGGCGCCTGGCTACGGCCTGTTCAGCGTCGCAACCCGCATCGACGCGCCGGAGCTCCGGTTCCAGAACGGCATCGAGTGGGAGGGCATGGCCTGCTCCCCCATCAGTTCGGTGTCGGGGGTCTGCTTCGACCCTGCCGACCTCGAGGTCGATGGTGAGGGCGAGGGCGGCGTTCCGGGCTGGCCCATCCAGGCCAACGAGGGCGTGGTCACCACGCTCGGGCTGCCGTTCGCGGTGTACGGCAGCTACAAGTGCTCGGGGGTGTCCCGGCCCCTCGCCGAGGCCGACCTGCGCGCCCGCCAGCACCTCGCCATCTGGGAAGAGACCGAGGTGGAGCGCACCATCGCCGCTGGCGACCGGGACGCCGCCCCGTCATTCCAGGGCGCCGTGGACCTGACCCCTGCCGGTGGAGCGTCCGTCCTCGACGGGTTCGGGCTGCTCGAGAGCTACCTCGCCATCAACTACGCGTCCGTCGGGGTCATCCACATGCCTCGGCGCCTCGGGGCCTACGCCAGCGACCGTGGGCTGCTCGAGCGGCGTGGTCAGCGCCTCGAGACCCTGCTCGGCAACTACGTCGCCGCCGGAGGTGGGTACGACCTCGCCACCGTCGGCCCCGATGGGGACGCGGTCCCGGCCGGTTCCGCCTGGCTGTACGCCACCAGCATCCCCACGGTCCGTCGCGGCGAGGTGTTCGTCCATCCCGACGAGGAGTTCCGGCCGCAGTACACCAACAACGACCTCGAAATCTTCGCCTGGCGCGTCTACGTGGTCACCTGGGAATGCGTCACCGCGGCCGTGCTCGTCGACCTCGACCTGCCCGAGCCCATCGTCTAGGAGCCCTCATGCTGTGCAACGACGGAACCTCCGCTGTCCGCCGCTCCGCCCCGGAGCCGGAGCCCGTCCCGGTCGTGGAGGAGCCCCTCGCCTCGACGGCCCCGGCCATCCCGGTCGTGGACGAGCTCGACGACGACCTCGAGGCCGACGAGGACGAGGTCCTGCTGGACGACGACGAGCTGCTCGACGCTGACGAGCTGTAAGCCCTCCGCGGGGGTCGGCTGCTACCCTGCCGGCTGTCGCCGCTGGCTGATGGGCCGGGTGCAAGCCTTCCAGGAGGCGCCCCGTGGCCACCAAGTGTTTCACCGTCGTCCGAGGCAAGCGGCTCCGCGTGACGCGGCTCGACGACTGCGGCAACCCTCCCGCGTCTGAGGCTGAGTGCGCGCTCGTCGTCACCAAGGGCTTCATCACCGTGGGCCTGTCCTCGGACACCGAGGACGGGACCGACATCACGCAGATGAACGCCGATGGCGACCTCTGCGTCGTCGACCGGTCCCGCGACCAGTTCAAGCGCTGGAACGTCGAGGCCGAGTTCTGCGATGTCGACCCGAACCTGCTGTCGCTGATGTCGAACGTGTCCGTCGAGACCGACTGGAACGACGACGTGGTCGGGGTTCGCGGCTACCAGGGCGCCCCCGAGGGAGCGTTCGCGCTCGAGCTCTGGACCGGCGTCCCTGGCACCGACTGCGTCCCGGGCGAGCCCGCGCAGTTCGGCTACCTGCTGCTCCCGTTCGTCATCCCCGGCGTCCTCGGCGACATCACCATCGAGAACGGCGCCGCCACATTCACCGTGGGCGGGTTCACCCGCGGGTCTGGCGGCTGGGGTGTCGGACCGTACGACGTCGTCCCGACCGACGCGCTCAACACGGCTGGGCCGCTCGGCACGGCGATGGCCTCGGACGAGCATCACCTGATGCGGCTGACGACCATCGCTCCCCCGGACATCGAGTGCGGCTGCCAGGCCATGCCGGTGTACGGCGGCGAGGGCGAAGGCTAGGTCTGACGGTTGACGCTCTGCGGCCGGGAGTGGGGTTCGCGCACGGCCCCCGCTCCCGGCCGCCACCACCACAGGAACTTCGGATGGCAGTAACCGTGGTCGGGCTCTGGGAGCTCGGCTACTGCGCGCCGCTGAACGAACGGGACCTCTGGCTGTTTCCCTTGAGGGACTACCAGGTGGACCGATGGGTGATGTCGCCCGTGAGCGGCATCGACGAGCCGGAGCTCGAGGAGGTAGCGGACCTCGCGGACCTCGAGGCCTCGGGGGTTCGCGTGTTCGTCGACGAGCGCGCACCTGTCGAGCTGTCGGAGTTCGAGCACCCAGAGGATGCCGTCTACATCTTCGGTCGCGCCAACTACAGTCCCTTCCGCGCAATGCTGCGCCCCGGCGACCTGTCCGTCCGCATCGACACGCCCATGGCTGGCGGGCTGCTCTGGCCTCACCAGGTCGCGGTAATGGTGCTGCGTGACAGGGAGACCAAATCATGGCGGTGACCGTCGTCGAGGAGCGCACCACCATCAACACGGCCAACGCGACGGCGGGCTGGACCGGTTCGGCCACGGTGTCGCTGTTCACCGAGGAGCCGGACCCGGTGGAGGGCACCGGCTGCCTCGGCATGGTCGTGTCCAACGCGACGCAGGACGCCTACGTCACCGTGTCGGCGCTGAACCTGTCCGCCAGCCCGGAGCTCATCTACTTCTGGATATTCCACCGGGCCGTGCTCGACACCACAGCGAACGGCGGCATCGGCATCCAGCTCGGCGACGGCACGAACCGGGTCGTGTTCCACCTGGCCGGCTCGGACGTGGACGGGTTCCGGCACGCCGAAGGGCCGGTCGGCTGGCAGTGCCTCGTCCTCGACCCGACGAACCTCCCGTCTACTTTCACCGTCCGCGCAGGCACCCGCGCCGGGCTGAACCTGGCAGCTATCACCCAAATCGGGGTCGGGTTCAAGACGCTGGCGAAGGCTGTCGGTGGCGCCACGAACTGTTTCTGGGACATCTCCCGTCGGGCCGCTCCTGGGCAGGGCATCCGGGTGGCAGGTGGCACGTCCGGCGACCCTGGCACATGGGCGCAGCTCGCGGCCGAGGACCGGAACGTCGGCGCGGACCGGGCGCACGGCATCGTCCGCAGGCTGGGAGCGGGCGTGTTCGGTGTGCAGGGTCATCTCACGTTCGGTGACCCGACCTCGGACACCTACTTCGAGGACGTCAACGCCACGGTGGTGTTCGAGGACCGCAACCTGTCCCCGGACCGTGGCTGGTTCGGCGTGAAGATGGCTGGCGGCTCCGGCTTCAACCGGTTCCGCCTCGGCACGAAGGTCGGCTCGGAAGGGTCCGTGGACGGCTGCACGGTTGCCGTCCCTCCCGGCGTGGGTGGGGCGTTCGACGCGACCGACGGCAGCTTCGATGAGGTCCTGCTCTACGCCTCCCGCCTGGCCGGGTTCGTCGACGGGGTGGCGCTGTCCGCCGAGACGAACGGGCTCGACCATGAGGCATTCGGCTGCACGGTCGACGGTTGCGGCCGGCTGCTGTCCGGTGTGGTGCCGCTGAGGGCCACGACCGTCAACTCCACGATTGAGCCGAACAGCGTGGGCGCCTACCTATGGGATGACGACAGCGACGTGGCCCGCTGCGCCTTCACGAACAACGGTCGCGGCATCGTGTTCGAGGCCGTGCCGGCCGGTGGCACGGCGACGTTCACCGAGTTGGCCTACTCCGGCAACGGCTTCGACGTTCGCAACGACTCCGGCGGTGAGGTCACCATCAGCCTGGTCGGCTCGCCCTCGCCAACGGTCGAGAACGCCGGGGCCTCCACCACCATCGTCGAGGTGTCCGCGGTTCACCGTCTGGTCAACGTCGAAGAGTTCTCCCGCGTCACCTACGTCGTGTCCGGCACCGAGACCGAGCTGTTCGAGGTGCCAAGCGTCGGCGCCCTGGGCGTCGTCGAGTATGCATACACGACGCCGGTCACGGTCGATATTCTCATCGTGTCCGCAGAGTTCAGTGTGCTCGAGCTCATCGGCATCGAGCTCGCTGGCGTCGACGCCACGATTCCCATCAGCCAATCCAGAGACCGCTGGTACGTCAGCTAGGAGCGCATCATGGCGAAGATTGTCGGGCCTGACGGCCTCGCTCGCGGAACCGAAATCGTGTTCGACACCAGCCTTCGAACCATCCAGCTCGTCGCGGCTGGCAACCTCGACGACAGCTCTCCGGCGACGACCTCCGGCGTGACGCTGCAGGCCGTCTATTCGAAGTGCAAGGAGCTCTGGCTCGAAGAGTCGGACCTCAACACGCTGCGGTTCCCGTTCGACGCCATCACTGAAGCCAAGATGGACCTCATCAACGGCTGGACCTGGGCCGACGCCACGTCCATCGAGCTGCTCCGCGACGGTGGCTGGGCGGTCCGTGACTCCGCCGGTGTTGCGCAGGAAGAGTGGATGACCATCATCTCCCTGGGGACGATGGACGACCCCGCCTCGGACCGCGCCTACTACCAGCAGGTCGTCGGGTTCGACCAGTCCACCAACACGATGGTCTACACCGGGCCCATCAACGAGCCCGTCCAAATCTACGAGGACGGGGCGTTCAATTACAGGAATTTCTTCAAAATCTTCCTGCGCGAGCAGGGCAAGACCTACGCGCAATCGAATCTGCTGTTGGACCAGAACCTGCCGGCGCTTGACTACGCCGTGTTCCGGCTGCCGCTGTCGAACCAGGTCGACATCAAGGTCGAGACGTCCGATGGCGACATCGATTCGCTCGCCCCGTACACCGGCATGGAGATTGACTTCCTGCGCGGACAGGGGTTCACGACCTGGGCGGCGTCCACCGCGTTCGTCGCGGACGACGTGGTCCAGGACCCCGCGGATGGCCGCTGGTACCGCTGCACGACTGGGCACACCTCGGGCGCAGCCCGGGCCGACGATGCAGGCAACTGGGAGTCCTATTCCGGCGAAGAGCAAATCGGTGACGACTGGTACGCGTTCAACCGGGTCGTCGACGGCAATGGCGGCAACCTCGAGCAAATCTACGAGTTCGTGCAGCGCCAGCTCCGGCGCTCGACGGACATCAACGATGATGTCGCGCTCGACGGCTACGGCGTCGTCAACGGCAATGTTGCGGTCCCGTTCGCTGGCTTCATCGGGGACACGCTGCGGTCGAACCCCGGCGTCGTCATCCGCAACTTCGACCCGTCCGATGCGGTTCGTATCGAGCTGTCCGACATCACGGTCGACGGCGGTGGCCTCAACGCAGAGGACGTCCCGCTGTCCTCCACCGTTAGGACCTTCCCGTTCATCGCCGCCGGGAACCTGGTATTCAACTCCGTGCTCGTGGACGACGCCGATTCGGAGTACCGCATGTACTTCGATTCGACGCCCTCCGGCGATTTCGACACCGTCGACGCCGTCACGGTCAACGACGCCGATGGAGCGCCCATCGCGGGTTCCATCACCACCTCGACCGTGCCGTTCACCTTCGACTACGACAACAACGTCCAGGGCGGCCGGACGCTCGGCACGAACGCGAGCGTTACGGTGGTCGCCATCGGCCTGGAGACCGCGCAGTACGTGCTCGGTTCGTTCACCATCACCAGGGCCGTCGGGCTGAACTTCCCGGTCAACGCCGTCCTCGAGCGCAACTACGTGGCCGGCGCATGACGGCCGCCGACATCCTCGAGCTCCCTCGCTCCCGCGTCAGGTATGCCTGCTACCGCGCTCGGACCCATGCTGAGAACGGCCCTCCGGCGGAGGCCGAACACCTGCCCGTCATCGGCTACTTCGAGAGCCACGAATGGTTCCTGGGGTGGTCGGAGTTCGGCCGCACCTGGGATGTCGGCGACGAGGGCGACCACGCCCGTATCGTCCGCCGGAAGATGACCGAGGAACAGGAGTGGAACGCGCTGCTGGCGGGCCTCGTCGTGGACCTCTCCCCATCGGATGTGCCCGATGCCTGAGCTCGTGGAGTTCCAGGTTCCGGCTCGGCTCATCGTCATCGAGCCGGCCGTCGAGACCGTCGACGTGCTCGGCGACCTGTACTCCGCCGCGAAGCGTCAGTGGCTCAACGACGAGGTCCTCAACCGGTTCGCGTTTCCGTTCCGCATCTTCGGCGGTGACCCCCTCGGCGGTGACCTGACGGCTGGTGCCTACGTGTTCCTGCAGAACCAGAACGGCTGGCGCATCCGCCCCGCCGAGGCCGATGGCGAGCTCACCGTGGTCGGCAACCTGTACGCAGAGGACGCCGAGCTCCCCGTGTTCACCCCGACGCTCGGGGGGTTCACGGTTCCCGTGTTCCTGGAGCGCTCGTCGCTGACTCAGTCCGTAACGGTCGACGGGTCGGCTCCGGCCGACTCCGTCTGGTCGCTGGAGGAGAAGGACGACGTCGTCAGCGGCGTCGAGTTCCTGCGCAAGATTGACAGCGGCCGCTGGCGCATCGTCGATGACCAGCTCATCTTTTACGATGCTGACGGCATCACCCCGCTGCAGACGTTCGACCTGTTCGGCGCGGATGGCCAGCCCACCTCGACGGCGCCGTTCGAGCGGGTTCCTGCGCCATGATTATCACCGGCGGGCTCGGCTCGCCGCTGCTCGTGACCCGCGGCTACGGCGCTGCGCTCGTCGCCGCAGAGCTCGTGCCGCCGTTCACCGTTAGGTTCAGAACGCTGCCGGCCCCCTCGCGGACACAGGCCGCGACGCTCGAGGTCGTCGTCATCACCTCGGATGGGGCTACGGTCCTGTCGACGCCGGTGGCCGCGTCGGACATGACGACGGTTCGGTTGCGTGCGCTGGTGGCGGCGGCGCTGAATCGCGCCGGGTTCGAAGCCCCCACTGGTAGCCTCATGGCAGCAACCGTCAAGCTCGACGGCCGCCTGGAGACACCTCCGGGGTCGACGACGTTCGGAACCTGAGATGGACAGGCTGGAGCGGTTCGAGGGCGACTACGGGCCCAACGCGCGGTTCACAACGACCGTGCTCGACGCCGATGGCGTGCCCGTGACCTCTGGGGTTCGTCTGGTCGCTGCGTCGCTGCTGGCAGGCCCCTACGACGGGCCCGGGGTCCCCCTGCTGGACGTCGAGATGAGCCACCTCGGCGATGGAGTGTGGGAGTGGGAGCCCGCCGATGGTGACCTCCGCGTGGGTCGATGGCTACTTCAGGTCACGCACCCCGACGTCGCCTCCCCAAGCGACAGCTTCGGTCGCCTGCTGGTCCGTCCCCGGCTGCCAGTAGAGGAGGCCCCTGTTGAGTAGCGCGCCCTGCGACTGGCCCCTGTCCAACATCGCTGACTGTCCTGAGCTCGCGGGCTCGGGGGACCCGGTGGCCGTCAAGACTGCCGCCGTGACCTACCTCTGGAACTGGACCAACAAGGTGTTCGGGCTCTGCCCCGTGACCGTGCGGCCATGCCGCGAGGACTGCGCCCAGGGCCCGACCACCTACGAGGGCTGGGCTGGCCGGCCTGACCGGTTCCTGCCGTCCGTGGGCGACGCATGGCCGTTCGCCCCGGCGCTCGTCGGAGGCCGCTGGTTCAACATCACCTGCACCTCGTGCGGCGAGCTCTGCTCGTGCAACCGGGTGTCCGCCATCGACCTGCCCGGACCCATCGATTCCGTCGTCGAGGTCGTCGTCGATGGCGAGGTCGTCCCCGCCTCGGCCTACCGGGTCGACAACCGCAGGTCCCTCATCCGCAACGACGGTGGGTCGTGGCCGCGCTGCCAGGACCTGTCAAAGCCTGCAGGGGCGGAGGGCACCTGGTCCGTGGAGTACCGGTGGGGCGTCCCTGTCCCGGCCGGTGGACAGATTGCCGCTGCGGTCCTCGCATGCGAAATGGCAAAAGCCCTCGGCGGCGACAAGAGCTGCGGCCTACCGGAACGCATCACGCAGTCCGTGTCCCGTGAGGGCGTGACCGTCGCCATCTTCGATGCGTTCGACGGCCTCGAGGCAGGCAAGACCGGCCTCTGGCTCGTCGATTCCTGGGTCGCGTCCGTCACCCGTCCGCACGCCCGGTCGTCCGTTCACCTGCCCCGCTCCCGGCGGCCGTCCGTGACGACCTACGAGAGCTCGTGATGATGGACGTGGTCGCCATCCGCGCCAAGGCCCTGCTCGGCTGCGCGGAGGATGCCCTGGAGGCCGCGGGAGTGCCCGCCTGCCGCGTCGTGTGGCATCCCGGGGCCGACGTCCCCTGGGACGCCTGCGGCGTCGCTGACGGAGGCGCTGAAGGGCAGCTCGCGGTCGCCGTGGAGCGCGTGTTCCCCTCGGAGCAGTTTCCGCAGGAGACTGCCGGCGCCCACCGGTGCCACCCGAACGGGTTCGGCGCCAACATGGTCCTGACCCTGCTCCGCTGCGCCGCGACCGTCACCGACCAGATGGAGGCCCCCTCGCCCGAGGCTGTCACCGCCGACGCCGAGAAGGTGTCCCGCGACCGGGACCTCATGCTGCAGGCCATCCTGTGCTGCCTGTTCGGGGAGGACGCTGACCCCGGCGTGTTCCGCCTCGGCGGTTGGGAGCCGCTCGGCCCCAACGGCGGCTGCGTCGGTGGCCGCTGGCGCATCCAGGTCGCCCTTCCCGCCTGCCCCTGTCCTGACTGAGGAGCCCGCCATGGGTACCGCCATCGTCCGCGCCAACGTCCGCCTGTCCGGTTGGAAGGTCGGCGAGGAACGCACCGTGGAGCTCACCGACCAGGTACTGCGCCGTGCCGCCAACGGCCTGTTCACCATCGTGTCCGCGACGCCGGAGGACGAGCGCCGGTTCGTCCCCTCGGGCGCCGACCCTGACGTGGCCGGCGACCCGCTGCCGGCCGACCCGCTCAAGGGCCTGTTCGGGTCCCTGTCCGGCGTGCCCGAGCTGCCCCTCGAGGGCGAGGGCGAGGGCGAGGGCGAATCCGCATGGTGACCATCAACCTCACCATGAAGCTGGACCAGCAGGCCCTCCGCGACTACCTCGCCGACTACGGCGCCACGAAGGTCCAGGCCGTGGCCCGCAAGGTCGCCGACCAGGCCAAGGTCGAAATCTCGACCGCCCCTGGCGCCCGGTGGACCGGCCCCGGCCGTGTGAACACCGGCCAGATGCGCAACGCGACCGTGGCCGAAACGGTCCAGCTTGAAGGCAACCTCATCCGCGGCCGGGTCGTGACCGAGGTCGCGCACGCCGAGTTCCAGCACGAGGGCACCGCCGGCAACGGCACCGGCTACATCGTCCCCCGTCGCGCTCGGGTCCTCCGGTTCCCGGTCCGCGGCGTGGGCATGGTGTTCGCCCCCCGGGTGCGCGGCGTCGTGGGTCACAAGTTCCTGCGCCGCGCCGCCGAGCGCCTCCTGCTCGAGGATTTCACCTGAGCTGGTGGTATCGTCGGCGCACCGTGCGCACCGAGGAGCCCGACCCGTGAAGAGCTTCACCACCGCCAAGAAGCGCCGTGACCCGCTCGAGTTCACCCTCGACGAGGACACCCCGAAGGAGCGGACCCTGCGGTTCGTGCCGCAGAAGGTGTCGGGCATGGTCATGGACCTGTTCGACGACGACGACGAGTCCAAGCCTCCGGCGAAGGCCGCGATGGACTGGCTGTCCGACGGGCTGTCCGAGGAGGACAACGACTACCTCATCGCCCGCCTGAAGGACCCCGAGGACGACTTCGACTTCCCCGACCTGGGCCGCATCGTCAAGTGGTTGGTCGGCGAGGTCACCGGCCGCCCTACTGGTCCGCGCAGAGGCTGATAGCGGCTGCGCGGGGTCAATGGTCGGTGTTCGATGGGTGGTGTGCCGCGCAGGGCGTCGACCCGCTCGAGCTCCCCATCGACCGGCTCTGCAACCTGACCTACTGGTTCCTGGTCCGCAACGCCGACGAGAAGCGCCGCGCCGAGATTGACGCCCGCCTCGAGGACGTCCCTGCCGGCGAGGACCTCGAGGGCGTCGAGTCCGCCTGGTCTGCCGAAGCCGAAATGGCCGCGTTCACCCAAGCCTCCCGCGCGGCATCGTCGGCCGCTACCTAACGGCCTGGCCTCGGGACCGTAGACTTCCCTGCAGCGTCCGCGGTGGAGGTCCCGGTGTCCAAGCTCGGCGAGGTGTTCGTCGAAATCCTCGGCGATGCATCCCCGTTCGCGGAGGACTTCGCGGATGCCGTGTCCTCGGCTGCCGATGTCGCCGCGGACGAGCTCGGCGCCGGGCTGTCCGAGGTCGGCGAAGGCGTGGTCGATGACCTCACCGAGGCTGGCGAGATGGCCGGCGACGGGTTCGCTGACGGCCTGTCCGGCGCCACCGATGGCGCGTTCGACGAGCTGTCCGACGCTGCCGGCGACGCCGCCTCGGCCGTGGAGGGCGAGCTGTCCGGCATCGACATCGACATCGACGCCGATGCCGACTTCAGCGGCCTGGTGGGCGACGCCGAGGACGCGGCCGGCGAAATCGTGGCCGCGTTCGACGGGGTCGGGGCCGAAATCGAGGCTGAGCTCGAGTCCGCCTCGGGCGCGTTCGACGGCCTCGCTGGCGCGCTCGGGTCCGTCCAGGGCGCCCTGGGCACCGCCGCTGGCGGCGCTGGCCTCGAGGGGTTCGCCCGCGCTCAGGCCCCGCTGACCGAGCAGTCCCGCCGCCTCGCGGAGTCCCTGGGCACCACCGAGGACGAGATTCGCGACCTCGCCTCCGCCTCGGCGAACGTCACCCGCCCGCTGGACCAGGTCCTCAACACGATGGAAATCGGCCGCCAGCAGGGCATCCAGAACACCGAGCAGCTCATGGACTTCGTCGCCGCGTGGGACACCGTGGGCGATGCCACCGGCGAGTCCGCAGACGCCCTCGCGGAGAGCTCGAAGGTCCTGGCCGCGTTCAACATCGACGACCCGAAGGAAGCCTTCACGGCGTTCGGGTTCATCCAGGAGGAGACCACCACCGGCGTCGGCGAGTTCCTGGATTCGGTCCAGCGGGTCCTGCCCGAGCTCGGGACCCTGGACCTGTCCATCGACGAGGCCGCCGCGACCATGGGCATCCTCGAGCGCGAGATGGGCCTCACCGGCCGTGTCGCCCGCCGCGAGCTGCAGGGCGCTGTCCGCGAGGCCGATGGCGACATGAACGTGTTCCTGGACACGCTCGGCATCACCGCGGAGCAGTTCGAGGAGTACAACCAGCTCGTCGGCGATTCGTCGGGGGTCATCGAGCGGAACGCCGACATCTACGGCGATGCGTTCACGCCCCTGCAGCGGTTCCAGTCCGGCATGGAGCGGCTCGCGTTCCGATTCTCCGGCGTCGCCGACGTGGCCGGGCTCGTCGCCGCCCCCCTCGGCGCCCTCGGGCCGATGATGTTCGGCGCGAACCAGGCCAGCCAGCTTCTGGCGGGCGGCCTCGGCGGCAAGCTCGTCGGTGGGCTGAAGGCTGCCGCCGGTGGGTTCAAGGCCCTGGGCATGGCCATCCTCACGAACCCGCTGTTCCTCATCATCGCGGCCGTCATCGCGGTGGTCGCCATCCTCTGGTACTTCCGCGACGAAATCATGGCCGCCATAGGTGCCGCGTGGGACTGGCTCAAGGAGTCCACCTCGGCCGTCTGGGAATGGCTCAAGGGCCTCTGGTCCGGGCTGGTCGACCTCGTGTCCGGCGCTTGGCAGGCCGTCGTGGATTGGCTGCGTGGCCTGCCCGAGCGCATCATCGGCGCGATGCAGGCCGGGTTCCAGGCCGTCTGGAACTGGCTGACCGAATGGCACCCGCTCGCCATCCTGTACCGGCTCATCACCGGCGGCGAAGGGCAGGTCGTCGACGCCATCCGCGGGTTCGTGGGCCGCGCCGTCGAATGGTTCGTCGACCTCAAGGACCGCGCCATCGAGGCGTTCGTCGGCCTCGTGACCGGCGCCGTGGAGTGGGTCGCCAACCTCCACCAGCAGGTCATCGAGGGCGTGACCGCGATGGTGTCCGCTGTCCTCGAGTGGGTCGCCGACCTGGCGACCCGGTTCGTCGAGGGCGTCAAGGACCTGGTCAACCGCGCCATCGTCGAGTGGGTCCTGCTCACCGTCCGTGTCCGCCAGGCCATTGGAGAGATGGTCGAGAACGCGGTCGCTGCCGCCCTCGGCCTCCGCGACCGGTTCATCGAGGCCGTCGTGGCCGTGAAGGACGGCGCCATCGAGAAGTTCAACGAGCTCGTGGCCTGGGTCCGTGACCTGCCTCGCCGCATCATCGAAGCCCTCGGCAACGTCGGCAAGATGCTGTTCCAGGTCGGCAAGGACATCCTGCAGGGCCTGGTCGACGGCCTGAAATCGATGGCGATGGCCCCGGTCGACGCCGTCCGCGACGTGGGCGGCCGGATGGTCGACGGCGCTCGTCGCCTGTTCCGCACCGGGTCGCCCTCGCGCGTGTTCGCGGACATCGGAGAGGACGTCGTGGGCGGGCTCGCCCTCGGCGTTCACGCCAACATGGATTCGGCCATCGCCGAGGTGGAGCGGTTCGCCAACGGCGTCGTCGACGCTGGCCGCGTCACCGCGCCGATGCCAGAGTCCGGGTTCGGCACCGGCGACGCCTCCCGCCCCGTCCGTCCCAGCGACGTGGCCCCGTCGGCTGCGCCTGGCTCCGGCCCGTCGATGCAGGTCACGCAGAACATCTACACCGTGGACCCGGTCAAGGCTGCCGGCGAGGCCGTCCAAGGCCTCCGCGACGTGGCCTACCTCAACGAGCCGTTCCGTCGTCCCGCTGGAGTCCGATGATGGCAGACCTCGACTGCCCGCTGCCGCTCGACTGCTCGGAGAGCTACGGGACGCTCGTCATCGCCACGGTCCCCCTGCAGGGCCCCGCCTGGTGCGCCCCCGACCTGTCCCCGCTGCTCGAGTCCCCCGCGTTCCGAGGGGAGAACCCGACCATCGAGCGGCTGGCCGGCCGGTCCGCCCGCCCCATCATCGACGACGAGACTGAGTACAGCATCCGGCTCGTGTTCTCCGGCGCGACCGACCAGGCCGGCGTCCCTCACGCCTCCGGCCCTGCTGGGCTGCTCGAGAACCGGCGCGTGTTCGAGGACACCTACATCCGTCCCATCCGCGAGGGCTCCGCGACCCTGGCCGCGGAGCTCACCGTCCCTGATGGCGGCGAGGGCGACACCTACGAGTTCGGCATCCAGCCGCTGCGCCTCACGTTCGAGCTGCAGCCCCGCAGCTACGCCCTCGGCGTCCTCCGCGTCCGCGTCCCGGTGCCGTTCATCCTCACGATGGGCGAGTGATGGACCTCCGCCTCGAGGTGTACGAGCAGGACCTGGTCACGCTCATCGGCCGGCTCGACCAGCCCTACGGCATCGAGCTCGCCGACGAGCGCGCCGACCTCGGCGCAGGGAAGTTCACCATCCCGCACGACGCGCCGTTCCTGGTCGCCAACCCTGGCTGCCTCGGAGGCGACAACCTCATCAAGGTGGTCGACGCCGACGATGGCGACGCTGAGCGGTTCGCCTGGCTCATCCGCCGCAAGCAGCGGACCCGCCAAGACGTCTGGGACCCGGTCCAGGTCACCGGCCCCGGCGTCGCCATGGCGCTCAACTATGGGCTCGTGTACCAGCCCCTCGGCCTCGACCCGGAGGCCCCCCCGACCGACCAGCGCCTGTTCGGATGGATGGCCCGCGACTACGACGACAGCGCATGGGTGACCCCGCTGGACCACGGGTTCGGCCGGCAAGATGACGCTGACATCGCCCGCTACCGGCTGCTCCCGGAGGGCTGGCCCGATGGCGCTGCCGAGTGGGTCTGGGGCGAAGCCGTCGACGGCAACCAGCGCAACACAGTCGGCGTTAACTACTTCCGTCGCGAGCTCGACCTGCTCGCCTCGCCCGGCAACGTGGGCCGTGCCCGCATGTTCGTCACCGCCACCTCCGCCTACCGGGCGTTTTTCGACGGCATCGAGGTGGCCTCCGGCAACTACTGGCGCGAGTTCCAGACCGTCGACATCGAGCTGTACCGCCAGGAGCACCTCATCGCGTTCGAGGTGGAGAACGCCCCTCCCCGCGGCGGTCCCAACCCTGGCGGGCTGCTCGTGACCATCATCGCCCTCGACGAGAACGACGAGCTCGGCGACGTGCTGTACCGCAGCTTCACTGGCGCTGGCGGTTCCGCCGGTCCGTGGAAGGTCCTCGCCTACCCGTCCGTCACGCCCGGCGTGACCCCGGGGTTCATCGTGAAGCGGCTCATCGAGGAGGCCCAGGCCCGTGGGTCGCTGACCCCGTTCACCATCGGGTTCGGCGACGTGAACGACAGCGGCGGCGAGCCCTGGCCGTTCCTGACCGAGCTCGCCCTGCAGGTCGGCAACGACACCGCC